AGCAGATGCTTACCGCAAAGCGACTAACTACTCAGCAGGTAGTAACATCGTTTTGCGGTAATTTTTTGCCCCATACATGCCCCACCAAGCGCACCTACCTTTGCGTGTCTCAAATCTGTCCCATCAGATAGTCGGCCGGTAAGGCTCATACACAGCGAGAACCTCCGCCGTTACCTTTCCCAGCACCACTACCCCATCAAGTCCCTTTCCGTCGATCGTCTCGCCGTCCTGAGTGATGATGCCGCTGGGGAACAATTTCCCAATCTGCGGGTAATCCTCAAACTGGAATGCAACCTTGTCGCCAGGCTTAGGAGGGATGGAGCGGTCAACCAGCACAAACCCTTCCGGGGTTTCAATGCGCATCATATTGGCCGGGTTAGGCATCAGAATGTCATTCAGGCTCAGGCGGTGCTCAACATGGTCCTGCGCAGGAGATGGAAATCCCATAGCTACCTCACATATCCCATGTTCATCAGCGCATACGTGCGGTTTTCACCGCCATCGGTAATCAGCTCTCTGAACATGTTCTGTTCGCGACGTATCCACTGATTGCACTGTTGCAGCGTCCATATGTGATTTACCGCCTCAAGGTTTCGCTGAAATGTACCGGTGGTGACTACCTGCCGGCCCCTGCCGTCTCTGCTTATGGCCTGTAAAAAGGCACCTTTGATATCGCTGTTGCGCGCCATGATGATAATCCTCCTTTGATAAATACTGTATGAATAAACAGTAATATCTATCGGTGGTTTTGATCAAGGCGGAGCGGCTCACAAATTTGTAAAGGTGCGGTTGTGAAAGGGATTTTAGTTGGGCAGCAGCGGTAAGGAGTGACTAATCTCACATCCCGCAGCATGCTGAGACTGGCGCGGTCTGTAGCTCCCCAGTCGCAGGGGCTTTTTTATGCTGTTACATGTCCTATCAATACTTGCCTTAGCTTTAACGTAATGACAAGATCCGGCGCATTCTGAAATATTAGGTTAATCACATGATTAAGATTTTTTCCCGATACGCTTCTGTTGGTGTGGTAAACACTCTAATCCACTGGATAGTATTCACCGTTCTCTATACTCAGGGGCAGTCTCAGTCTCTGTCGAATTTTGCCGCCTTCTGCTGTGCCGTCACTTTTTCCTTCTTTGCAAACGCGAAATGGACCTTCAACGCTGAAGCAACCACTATTCGTTACCTGCTTTACCTCTTCTTTATGGGGGGCATGGCTACAGCTATTGGCCTGTATGCAGATCGCACCAAAGCAAACCCCATCGTGACGCTGGTTGTTTTCTCCCTCATAAGTCTTTTGTGCGGATTCATGTACTCGAAACTTATTGTTTTTAAGGACAAATCATGAAGATTTCTCTTGTGGTTCCCGTCTTCAATGAACAGGACGCAATACCCATTTTCTATCAGGCTGTCCGCCGGAAGCTGACCGGATACGAGGTGGAGATCGTGTTCGTCAATGACGGCAGCAGCGACGGCACGGAAAGCATTATTAATGCTCTGGCAGTCTCTGATTCTCTCATTGTACCGCTGTCATTCACACGAAACTTTGGCAAGGAACCGGCGCTGTTCGCAGGTCTTGAGCATGCCACGGGTGACGCCGTAATCCCGATTGATGTTGACCTTCAGGACCCGATAGAGGTCATTCTCCAGTTGATAGCGCGCTGGCAGGAAGGCGCAGATGTGGTCCTTGCAAAACGTACCGACCGCAGCACAGACGGGCACCTGAAACGCAAATCAGCTGAGTGGTTCTATCATCTTCACAATAAAATCAGCTCCCCGAAAATAGAAGAGAATGTTGGCGACTTCCGCCTGATGTCCCGCGAGACCGTAGACCACATCAAGCTCCTTCCAGAAAGAAATCTGTTCATGAAGGGTATTCTGTCTTGGGTCGGCGGACGCGTTGAGGTTGTTGAGTATACCAGGGCGGAGCGCGTGGCAGGCACCTCGAAGTTCAACGGGTGGAAGCTGTGGAATCTGGCTATTGAAGGGATCACCTCGTTCTCGACATTTCCGCTCAGGGTATGGACATATATTGGATTCACTGTCGCAGCAGTGTCTTTCCTTTATGGGTTATGGATGATAGTTGATAAATTAATATGGGGTAATCCTGTTGCCGGATATCCATCAATCCTTGTGTCTGTTCTTTTCCTGGGAGGTGTACAGTTAATTGGGGTCGGTGTATTGGGTGAATATGTCGGCAGAATTTACATTGAGACAAAACAAAGACCGAGATATATTTTAAAAAATGGAAAATAATTTAAATTTCAAAGCTCCCTATGTCTTATCTAAAGGTAAGATTACTAATGGTTATTTTAATTTTATACCTGTAGTTATTGGTGTCGTTTTCTTCTTGTATATTTTTGGATTTAGCCCGCTATACGTTACAAATATTTCCTGGTTTGGCGTAGGAGATGGTTTTCAGAATTATATAGGATGGCAGTTCTTTAGGCACACACCATGGTCTTTCCCAGTAATAGGCATGTCGCCTAGTTATGGAATGGATGTTGGAAGCTCAATTGTTTTCTCTGATTCAAACCCACTGCTGGCGATTTTTTTTAAGATGTTTTCGCCCTTATTGCCGGAAACCTTCCAATATTTTGGCATATGGCTTTTGGTGTGCTGCATTCTACAAAGCTACTTTTTATGGAAAATAATTTCTCTGTTTACTGATAGTAAGGCAATAATTTTCTTTGCTGTCTTGCTGATGATGTTTAATCCCGCATGGATTAACAGGGTTGCTCATATAAATCTTATGGGTCATTTCTTGATACTTGCTGCCATTTATATGGTGCTACGCGGATCAGGAAGATACCTTATTGCAAAATGGTGCCTGTTGATAATGGTGGCATTCTCCGTTCATTTCTATCTAGCTATGATGGTATCAATGATATGGGGAGCCAACATTCTCTCAAGATGTGTTACAAAGAAATCTTCTTTAAAAGACACTTTTATAGAGACATCATTCATAATTGCTTTGACAAGCATCACTCTATATATTCTTGGATATTTTACTGTCGGTAACGTTTCAGCAACTGGGGAATATGGAAGGCATAATAATAACATTCTTTCCTTTTTGATTTCAAATAATTGGTCATACATATTTAATGTAAGAGCTTTTGGGTCATCGACTTTCGAATCATTCAATTTCTGGGGTTTGGGAATCTTACTTTTGCTTGTTGTAGGAATCTCTGGCATGATCAAGATTCTAAAGCAAGAAAGATTAAACTCAGTATTTTTAACTTTTTTGTTATGTCTGCCAGTGTTTTTCATCATAGCAACAACTAACAACATAGCATTTGGCAACCATCAACTTTCCATTGAATTGCCTTACAAAATTGTTAACATCATGTCTGTCGTTCGCGCTTCAGCTAGATTTTTCTGGCCCATAACATACTGTGCTATGGTGCTTATCGTAGTTGGAGTAATAAGGTCTTGTAGTAAGAAGCATGCAATAATTTTAATTTCCTTGGCCGCCACCGTGCAGGCATGTGATACCAGTCGAGGATACAAAGAAAGTAATTTTTATTTCTATAAAAATGAATCACCCCGCTTTACGCTTTTAAATAAATTCTGGTCAGAAGAGATCAGAAAGTATTCTTATATTAGATACGTGCCTTTCCAGAATAGAAACAAACCTTGGCTCCAGCTATCATACATCGCTGAGAAAAATCATATGCAAACTGATGCTGTTTACCTTGCACGCTTTAGTGACATTACTATGGGTGAAATGAACAGGAAAGTGATTGGAGATCTAGCTTTAGGCGAATATGATAATGAAACTTTATATGTAATTCGTGACGATCTTGTTGATAAAATCTCATTAAAGAATGGTGATAACCTGTATAGAATAGATGGCCTTAATGTACTTGCTCCTGGGCTTAGTTCGTGCAAAGAATGTAAACTATTAGATGAGCCAGTCAAAAAAGGAATATATATATTTTCGAGCAACTGGCTTTCTGAGAAGAAAATTGGAGAGTGGAATGATGGGAAGATAACCCCCATACTTGTGCAGTCACAGTCACCAGAAGTAAAAATGACAATTCATTACAGAGTTTTCACTCCTGAACAGGTCAAAGTACAAAGACTCATTTTTAAAGTGAATGGCGTCCTACTGAAAGAGATACATGCTGATAAAAACGGCAGCGTGCAACTTTCGTGGAGGGCTAAAGATGGGGCAAGGTCTTCTGTTATTACCGTTGAAACTCCAGATGCTATAGAGCCAAGGAGTATTGGAATAAATAAAGATGGAAGAATTATAGGGTTTGGAATATTATCTGCAAGTTTAGATAATTAAATAGTATAAAGATAGAACCATTGGAATGTAGGGGGTGTTAAGCCCAAGCCAACTGGATATATGAGTTTTAAATTAGAAACTTCCGCTCTTCAATATGAGCGGAAGTACTAAAATTACACCAGCCACCCTATACAATAAACCTTGCTACTGAATATTTAAGTATTTAGGAAGTGATGTTATTCAAATAGACGGAGTTTGTAAGGTTGCCAGCCCCAGTGATATTAGTTACATTCCCGTAAATAATATTACAAGCTAAAATACACCTATCAGCAGCACCATTCACTCGCAAACCATTTTGTGTTTTAGTGCCTGCCGGGTCATTGACTGTGTTGCCCGTGATATTAGCGCCATCAGCCCCTGTGTTAAGGACAATACCCCAGACATTTACACCACCTTTACCATTAGAAATCAACTGATTTCCTTGCACATTATTGTAAATCCCTGAAACAATAACCCCGTGCCCTTGCGAATTTGCCACAGTATTTCCCAGTATTTTAATAAAACTACCGTTAGTGTTAATCCCATGGTTTCCGCTCCCAGAAATTTTGTTGCCTGAAATGTCGCAGTAACCAACACCGTCGATAGTTACCGCAGTATCGATAGAGCCCTGAATATGATTACCGCAAACCCGGTGGTCGCTGCCGATGTTGATATAGACGGCCGGAACACCTAAGCTACCGCAATTCAGAATAGTATTATTCATTATGTGGTTTCTGAAAAAATCAGGATACGTAGTATTTAGAGTCGTCATTGTGACCGCGCTTGATGCGGTGCTCAGTATCGTGTTGTTTTCGACGATGTTATCGGACGCACCGCGGTCAAAACGGACGCCAGAATAAGCAGTGTTAATTGTATTCCCCAGGATATGGCAACGGTTGGCACCATAACTTAGGCGGATGCCGTGGCCGTCCGTATTGGTAGTCACCAGATTGCGGATTACATTGTTAGCAACAACGATATACCGGGCATTCAGCTTGATAGTAATACCGGCAGAAGCGAATCCACCACCATCAATAATATTTCCGGTTACTGTAATCTCTGCACAGCTCCCCCCTCCAATATCAATTTCTTCTTCACCAGCTGTTACGTTGTTTCCTCGTATTACGTTATCGGATATTACACCCCGAACGCTGTCCCAGTTGATGTCTATTGCCTCAGAGATGGCACCGGTGAAGAAATTATTAGAAATAATCCAGTCTGTAACCAAGCCGTTAGTGTTGCCGTCCTTATCTCCGCCGGTAGCGATACCAAAAACACCGAACGCACGGCAATCGTTATTAATGAATTTAGCCCATGTCGTACCTCGCCACCAGAAACACGCGCTAACTTGGCCTGTGAATTTGCAGTTCTGGATAGTAGGTCTTGTACATTCTTGTGTAGTAACCCCGTAAACCCGCGAGTTACTGGAGGCGTTAACATAATTAATTTCTACGCCATCAAGAAGAAAATCATCCACAGTAACTTTAAAGAATTTAGGCCCGTCCTGTACCGCGGAAACATCTTCGTCGCTGGTCAGGTTGGTTTTTAACAGTTTGCCGGGGCCATAAAATTTCTGCCCGGCAACAGGGATAATGGTGTAAGTGTTCATGAGGTAAGAATATCCCCTGAAACAGACATTACGCCCCACCCCTACGCACGCGGCAACAGCCGCAGCATCATCGGTAACGCCGTCTCCGGCTGCGCCAAATTGATTAGGGTTAAGTAGGGTTCCGGTAATCTCCCACCATGCTCCATCTGCAGATTGAAACTTTCCTGGATGCGATGGCTGTGAAGTAACGCGTATGTAAGTTGCTCCACCACCATCTCCGGCGGCCCTGTAACCATTAGTAATGATATAATTTACGGTCGCGTTAATGCTTGAAGATGCAGCATCGTTTAATGTTTCCATGAGCGCGCAACTTCCTGTACCTCCCTGGGATGAACTTAATGGGGTAGTGAGTCCTGATAAAGAAGATATATCAGAGTTGGCCCCTGCCTTTGCTTTTACATTCAATTCAGCCTGCACAGTAGAGCTGGAGCCAGATGGGCTGGTTGCGCCGACCTGGGTAGCGCCAGAAGGTTGCCCCAACTGAGACAAAACGTCATCAGTAAGCTGGATCCAATTTGATAGTGTCGATGTAGGAGACGCCGCAAGACAAAATGAGTAACCGAGATCGGTCCTTTTTGCAATGTCACCAGGCTGGGCATCAAGCGCCAGCATGGCTGCTTCATCACTAACGACAAAAGGCTCTGTCAACGCAATGGATGGGATGACCGATACTGGCAACTTACCACCCCCATCAAGCACGGGAACACTGTCGCGACTCAAAATACTCACATCACCGTCATTACCTGTCACAATGAACGAGTTGCTGCGCGAGGCAGCATCAGGCAATTCCGTAAGAGTCTCCCCAGCAGGAGCTCGCACTGTTTGGTTAATTGCGTCACCAGCAGCGGCAGCAGCATCTTGTGCTGATGTCGCCGCGCTATTGGCGGACTGTTGTGATGAGGCGGCTGATGCTGACGCATTCGATGCAAACTGAGACGCAGATTGTGATGAAGATGCCGCAGCCTCGGCTGAAGCTTGTGCCTCAGCCGCGTAGTTCGGCGCAGTTTCAAGCTCAAGGGCATATTTTTTTGCCTGCGCTGCTGCAACCTCCGCAACAGATGAATATTTTTTTGCCTGCGCGGTATCAGAAATTGACATTTTAATCTCCGGGTTTAAAAGGCGCAGAAAATCCTCAGAATTAAATCTGATTCAGTTTCTGAAGTGTTCGGGTTTTATTCTATTTAAAGTAATGCAGGAGTGATTTAGGTTGTATTGGTGAGGCTATTACCACTCAACGATCAGGAAACCAGGTGCGCCGTCCCCGCCCGCGCCGCCAGTAAACCCGCTCCCGGCAGTATATGAACCACCACCCCCTCCACCACCGGCTCCGTAACCATATGCGGCATAACCAGGAACTCCCGCGCCAGAACCCCCTCGGCCAGCAGGCCCGCCGCCGCCAAATGGGCCGCTTGCACCAACGCCACCATATCCTGAAGAGTTTCCTGATGTCGCATCCTGCCCATACGACCCGCTTGGATAACCAACCCCGCCGGCTGCCCCGGCTGAGGGAGATGCGATATTGAGCCCGTTACCTCCTCCGCGACCACCTGTCAGCACTAACAAGCTACCAAAGCTAGTATTACCACCATTTCCACCGGCCGCTCCCGTTCCACCCCCAGGGTTTGCAGTCCCACCAATACCTGCATTGCCAATGGTTACCGTATAAGTATTTCCAGGAACCACGGGTGTCGGATATCGATTTACGGACTGACCAGCGCCACCGCCGCCACCACCACTTCCTACCTGACCTGCCCCGCCAGAGCCACCACCACCCCCACCGCCGCCGCCGCCGCCGCAGCCGCTAAGCCAAACAGTATGAGTGGTTGCCGTAAACGTTGATGTGGCAGTGAACCTCTGTATACCGGGCTGGCTCCGAAGGATGGTTATATTTGAACCGTCATTATGTATTGCCAGAACAGATCCTGACGTGGATGTTACGGTCTTGCCGCCAGAAGCAGCATTAGAGCAGATAACGCTGAAAGACCCTGTGCAGTTATTTTCCACTTCCCAGTTTTTAATCCATGGCGGGAAATAAAGATAAACATTGGATGTAATGTTGCCAGAAAGAATTATCCGGTCTTTTGCCGCGCTCAGCGTTGAAAGTGTTACGCTTGATGATGAAATTGATACCGATGTGGTACCGTAATTATCGACAGGAACCCAACCGGTTGCTGTGGCTGATGCAACTTCAGGGTTTGTGGTATTCGCATCGATTGTATTTAGCCAGAACCCAGATTGCGTACTGTTCGGTATAACAGCGCCTTTAGGATAACCACCTATTCCCGTCGAAAATGTCGAGTCGTATGGAAAGCCACCCCCGGACTCATACCACTTAAGAATGGCGGTGATCTCGTTAAGGACACCATTCATATCACCACCACGCGGTGGCTTTCCGCCGGCGCTGATTGGTTGCATGGTAATGTCGGGGAAGCCACTGTCATAAGAGGCATACCCGTTATTCAATGTATCCGCAGTAGAATCTGTCGGGATAGAATTTCTTATGCCGTTAATGCCAAACGCTTTTAAAATTCTTGATGGGATATCAGAAATATTCATTTTATGCCTGCTGGACGATATTTACAGTTACACCAACTGGCGCTGGCAGCGCGCCAGAGCTTTGCACAATGGCAAGCTCAGCCGTCGATAGTGAGAACTCAAAGACGTAGCTCATTACCATTCCGCCATCATTTCTCACGTAGCAGCGACCGCGATCTCCAAACATGTAGAGAAGAAGTTTGTTCAGGTTTGGGATGGTGCAGTCAGATATGTTTGCGGCCGCCTTCACCATTATCAGCTTCCGATAAATGTCATTGGTGAGGGTTACGGTTGACGTCAGGACGTCTCCAGAATAAAAGGGGGCCTGATCGAATGGCTGAGGGTCATCGACAACCGGGGGGTCTGATGTTGCCTCATTGAACCCGAAGTAAATCTGGTTTTCTGTCACCGTCAATTGTCTGCTGACAACCACTATTTTCCCCCACACATCAAGGCCGTACGTGCCAGCCGTCTGGATATTCCAGATCATGTCATAGAAGTCATCAATAAAACTCTCGATTCCTACGGCTTCATTGAACGAGTAAATAAGGGATTTTAATTTAGGGCTGTCGGCATATTGCGTAAGGATTGTATCCGCTACGTTTATCATGCCAGTGTCACCGAGATGTTGGTTGAATCCAGCGTCGGAACCTCATCTATCCCAAACGATAGTGACGTTCCGTATGTCGTGCCGTCTCTGCTTAGTGTAATGCTGAAAATATCTACGTTATCAGAATCAATGTTCTGGACTCCTGAGTAGTATCTTCCCGCATAGATGGTTGAGCCTATCCGGGCCCTCGTGCCGCCGTCCTCGCCATTAAATGAACTAAGGACGGCGGCTCTTACTCTGGTGGCTATGTCTCCCGGTAGAGCGTTGTTTTCTGCCAGTTCCACTTTGACATAAACATTTACCGCTGCCGGCGTCTGCCAGGTTATTTCATACTCGGGGTATGGCTGTACGTAATTAACATCATCCACGACCGTATAGTTTGTATTCCCGGACATAGGAGGTCCAGGTGGCAATTTCTGCCAGATTGCTTTTGCTATGTCGGCGGTCGCCCCACCGTAGACGCATACATACAGCGAGTGGGCGGGGATGGGGAATGATGTTGAACCCTTTTCAACTGTTGCCCCGGCATTGTTCTGGGTCACGTATGCGTCAGTCACTCCGCTTACTGCAAGCACGTTGGCGTACACTGCGCCAAGCTGGTTATTTGAGTTGCCGGCAACAGATTGTTTGCGCCGATACTCAAAGTTAGCCCTGCTCTCTACCTCATTACCCAGCACGCCAGCGGTCGCGTTGGTTATGCCAGACCATCCGATTATTGCCCGGTAGATCGTATTAAGCGCGCCGATTGGGCAGGCTATCGGGCCTGTTGCCTGATTTTGAAAGACGACATTCACCGAGCCAGAAGCGGGAATAGTTGCTGCCGAAAGAGAGGCGTAAAGGTATCCATTGCTGTCCTGCGCCAGGCTTCCTGCCGGAATTAACGTTCCCTGAAGGCCCGTGCAGGTTGCTGTAACCGTGGTTCCAATGGCAGCGATGCGATCGATAAAGTAAATCTGACCGATTGCGTCCTGCATGCGTCCTGAAGCAAAGTCGGGATTAACCTGATTGACCAGCCATGCGAGGTTGTCGTTTTTGTCGCCGATGATTGCCGTGTCGCTCATGGCAATCTGACCCTGAGGGGTTGTCAGGCTGGTACTCATACCTCCGCCCATCGCGGTATCAAGATCGGTAAGTCGGCCATTCAGAATGTCTATTTCATCCGGTACAGCCACGCCGGTATCGGAAAGCGTTACGGCAGGTACGGCCGTGCTCACTGTGACTTCAGCCATTGGCTACCTCAGAATTGTACGTTGATCTGTGTGTTGTTGGTGTCCGTAACCGTCATGACGCCGGATGCTGTGCGATCGCCATTGCTAACCGTTGTTGTGCAGAAGGCAGATTGGACGTAAGGGAGTTTTTTGGCCTCGGTAGCCATTTTGGTGTTTATCAGCTGTGTTCCGGGCCATTTGCCGAGAATGCGCTCGTAATAAGGGATGCCGAGAGTCGTGTCGTACCACGCCTCACCTAGGAAGGTAGAGCAGGAGCACGCTACGTCCTGAGCGACGGCATAGGGATTTGATGTGATCGCAATGTTGCCGGTGTCATCCAGTGAGATGTCCCACTCAGATGTAATCAGCTGGAATGATTTGGTGAGCATGGAAACTCCGGGCAATAAAAAACCCGCCGGAGCGGGTTAGGTTGATGGGGTATCTGTCTGGCCGGAGCCTCTGTCGACGCCGCCATGTTTGTGCGTAGAGAGTGGTATGCCATTTCCTGTAACTTCACCCACTGCCGTGACAGAGCCGCCGAATGTCGCATTGCCAGCAAAGCTGCCAGACCCTTGAGTGAGCTGACCATTCGCCTCTATGATCGGCGCATTGATGGAAACCCGGTCATCTGCATTCAGGCTGACGATGCTGGCCTGCACGTTCACAACCAGAGGCGACACAATGTCTATGCCGTCATTGGAGAATTTCACGTACTGAGTGGGTTCGGCATTGAGCAGTCCTCCAAGGTAAACCGCGTCGGAATAGCTGTGCGTGCGGTTTGAGCCGGGAAGCGCATCGGCTTTTGTCTTTTTGACTGAGGTGATGTCTCGATCACAAATGGCTATCAGGCCAATATCGCCAGCGACAGGCGGCATAATCACAGCGCTGACTCCCCGCTGCAGACGCCATACTGGCGCGCCATGGATGACCGAATTAGGAATGACATCACCGCCACCGGTAAACCCCTGCACCATGGGCCTGACTGAGACTTTTTCGCCAGACTCGCTTACTTCAGTGACGACAGCCAGGGTAATGAAGGCTTTCCCCATCAGGAACTGCTGCATCATAAACTGCTGTGCATTGGAGTCTGTTGCAGTGTCCTGCGGGCGGTTTGTGAATAAATTCATTACTGCCTCACTGTTAACTGCCCAATAGAAGCCCAGACGATTGTCAGCCATGGGCCACCCTCTACCCATGAGGACAGATGGTGAATTGCTGACTGAATGGTATAAACACCGCTCCCGTTCGGAAGTGATGTTTCCAGTTGTACTTTTCGACCGCGCAGGATGAGCTCGCTGTACTGGCACTGAAAATTAATGCCGTAGTTACTGAAAGCGGGGTAGCCAATCAGTCCATGATCTGGCGATATCAGCGGCATAGTGTCATCGATACTGCCACCCTGAGGCCAGATGTATACCGCGCCCAGACGGAAATCTATCTCGATACCAGCGGCATGCGCGCATTGTTGAATCTGGCTAATCGGGTTGCCATCAAAGTACGGGTTTTCCAGTTGAGCCGTTACGCCGTTATTGACCACGGTGTAATTTATGCTGCCGGCGATCGCCGTAATGATATCGGCAACGTTAACCACCCCTAGCTGAGAGAACGGCGCGGCGACTATCGACTGGTCAAATCCCGTCGAGAAGGCACTGATGATTAATGGTGCATCAGGCATCTGGTTAAAATCGGCAAAGCAGTTTGTGATGGAGCCAAAAAAAACGGGCCTGTCATCGGCCCAGACCTTCATCATATTCTGCTTTGCGCCGTTTAACTGAATGCCCTTGTAGCTGAGGAGCGCCATATTCTCAATGCTCAGGCCGTATACGCGCGCCTCCAGCGTGGTGCCTGTGATACCCCCATAGGCACCAATCTCTACCTCGGCCTTTATATCGCCAATCGTCAGAATGTTGTTGCCAGATTCGTCAAACGCACCTTCTTTCAGGGTGAACTCAAACTTCAGCTCTCGCTTCTTATACGTCATGCTGCCATCTCTTCTGCCGTGGCATAAAACAGCTTGTACCTGGTGCCGAGCTCATCATAGACCGGGTCTTCACTGCCTTTAGTATCCGCGAAGAACAACTCACCCTGAAATTTAAGATAGGGATACCGGACAATCTTATTGCAGTTCAGGCAAAGCACACCCTGTGCTATCCAGGTGCTACCCACGCCAATATCCATAAACAGGCCCGTTGACCGCTGAACGATACGAAGCGTTACCGCCTGCCCGCCCAGCGTAACGCTCACCTCTTGCGCCTTAAGCGGCTTTAGCGAAATGTTCTGCATTACGACAGCCCCGAGACCAGTTCAGTGATAGTAGAGGACAGGTTGTTTATTGCCGATGTCGCCGCACCGTTAATGGCGCCTGTAGCCCCGGATGTGGTGCTGCTAACCGCATTGCTGACAGATGTTGCAACCTTTGCCGATGCGCTTGATACAGACGATTTGAGGCCCGTTAGCGCGCCTTTCACGTCATCAAGCGTGGAGTTGGTCGCAGTGGAGTTTGCTTTCTCTGTGACAGTGCTTGCGGCTTTGCTGGTTGCATTGGCAGTAGTTGAGCTGTTGGCTGTCGTGCTGGTCAGCGTAACTTCTGCTGACTGCAAAACAGCCTGAAATATTGCCTCTACGGTCAGCAGGGTGACATCGCGATCTGATGTGCGATAGTTGTACCTGACGAGGTCGTAATCCTCATAGGTCGTGTCCGGCGTCTCGATGTCATAAACATCTGCAGTCGCCACCATCTCATCCAGTGCAGCCAGCATGTCTGCCCTGCTTGTCAGGCTGAAATTGGTCAGATTTGGAATGCTGCCACTAAATCCCGTCCATCCCTCAAGCGTAAACAGAACCCGAATCACCGGCGGCCGCTTTACTTTATTGAAGGATGAATACGACCCCTGCTCGATCGGAGCCGACACTACCGAAGCATCAGCGCCATACTCAATGCCAAGGAAAGATGTGGGATTCAGGGCCGCCAGCCCCGACTTCAGGTATATTCCATAGCCGGGCGACAGCGTGCTGTTAATGATGGAGAAGATATTGCCGCTATTTATCGCACTGAGCAGCGTTGTTTCATTAAGCGAAAATGCCATATCAGCCCTGCCCTGACAGTGATGGAGTTACCAGCCGGTTCCTCTGCACGTTTCTCATGATGTCCTGACCCAGCGCATTTGCATTGGTGGCTGACGTTGTCATGTTGACCTCGCCGATGTGAATCTGTGCGCCAGAACCGCCAGAACCGCCGGATGACGCCGGTCCGTTCATTGAGGTAACGCCGGCACCGAGTCGGACGCCGCCCATGATATCGGATGAACTGATGTAGCCCTTGCCGTTCTCATGGTCCACGATGCCTTTCATCAGGCGGGATATCGTACCGGTATCATTCGGATCAAGCGCTTCATTCGCGCCCTTTCCGGTAGCAGCAGACAGAGCGCTGATATACGCGACGACATTATTATCGTCAGCAGCCGGAGCGTACTTGTTGACGATTTCTGACAGGGTGTTTACGCCGCGCTTGAAATAGAGCTGAAGCTGCTTATAGAGCGCAGCAATCCCTTCCTGCATGGAGCCAAAAACAGCAAAGCGACCATTTCCGCCGCCTTCTTTAGTGGCGCCAGACTGGCCCGCAAAGTTGAGGTTTCCGGGGTTATTGTTACGGATTCCGCGCGGTGCTGATTTGTAACCGTCGCCGCGAGGAAGCTCGACTCCGGTCTTGTCATACACCCAATCGTGTAGCTTCTTGCCCCACTCGCTTACCGTATCCGCACCCATGCCGCTATTAAGCGTATTGGCGACAGGATTGTTAACGAGCCATGAGTATTTCTTTTCAAGCTGTTCAGCGTACTTCTGCAGCTCAACAAGGCCAGCTATAAGGCTGAGTCGTGAGAGGCCAATAAGCGCACCTTTTACGCCGCCAAACGCCCCGAGCATGCCAGTTAGCCACTTACCGCCGACGAACACCAGAAGGATGGAAAGAGCGTTTTCCCATCCGCCTACCGCATCCACTGCATCACTTATTTCTTTTGACGTATCAGAAAAGAACTTCTGTATTTCTGGTCCGTGAGTAGCAATCCAGTTACCAAACTTTTCGATCAGGGGTATCAGCTTCTCTACATAGGGGATGAGCGATTCATACAACACCTGTGAGGCGGCAGAGAAATTTTGCTTCATCTCTGCCAGGCGGCGGTTAAACTCCTGCGCCTTGCGCGTCGCATCCTCAGTAGCGTGGGACATCTTCGTGAACCGGTCAGCATCCTGGACAAGATCGCCACTACTCATTGCCTGCTGGGTGGCATTATCAAATCCGAACATGCTGCCAAATCTGCGTTGAGCGTCTTTGTTGAGTTTTCCCCAGTTCTGCGAAATCTTGCGCATGATCGCTTCAGAGTTATCGTTCTGATAATCGAAGTTTGCCCCAGTGGCCGCGCCAAAACTTGCAAGGGCACCGAACAGGGGATCATCCTGCGCTCCTCCGGTTCTGATTTTGGTCAGCGTGTCCTGGAATGAACCCAGCGTGCCGGTAATCTTCTGCGCACTAGAACCTGCAGCCTCTGCTGCGCGCTGCCACCCATCCAGTGATTTGGATGACATATCCAGCGATTTAGAGCTCACCGCAAGTTGCTGAAGATTGCTGGTCATGCCGGTGATGAAGGTCTTGATGCCCTGCGCAGAGAGCGTAACGCCAACCAGAGCCAGCAGCTCAGTCCGGATGGAGCCAAAGAAAGACGCCGCTCTTTTACCTGCGGCCTCCATTTCTTTTGCTGTCTGGTCGGCGTTACTGCGGGTATCTTTCAGGCCCTTTTTGACATCTTCCTGGCCTTTTTTGAATCCACTCGAATCAAGCCCCAGCGTTACAATCAGGGAATCTATGATGTTTGGCATTACGGATTCTCCTGAGAGCGGTTAATAACCATCTGGTTGTAGTTTTCCACGGTGTTGATTTCCAGCAGCCGCCATAAATCCTCTGTGCCGTAAACGGTATCCAGCTCGATGAGGGTCGCAAGCTTTGAGGAGACAACAGTTGCAATGGTGCTGGGGACATTCTCATACCTCACCAGCCCCACCACATTACTCCCCATAGTAGGCGGAATGTCTAACCTGCGACGGCGGTGAAAAAATCGACGTGTAGCTTAAGCACTTCAGAGCGCAACTTGAGGCGGGTTGTCACTTCCTCTATCGCATCTTCCATGATTGGACGTTTAACAGAGCGATCGTCAGGATTTGGCACGTACTCAACGCAGGCCATTAACTCGTCTAGTAGCGGCTTTGCTTCTTCAGGGTCAATTTTGGCAACCATTTCTAGGCCGACTTTAGCCATGCCTGCCATACCAAAATCTGAAAAATTATCCGGAAGATTAACGCCGTTTTTAGCCATCGCCAGTCCGGCACGGATCGCCCACCATTCAGCCTTTGAAGCAGCCATCTCGCGAATGAAGAAAACCTTGCCCTGGTCACGACCCTTTCCTTCCACCGTGTAATAAATCTCTTTGCGTGCCATGTTATTCCTTACGCCTGATAAGCCTCGGCCGTGACGTTTTCCCAGTTGATCTGGAAGGTCATCGCCTGCAATACGCGCTGCGCATCAGGGATGGCTTTAACGCGCTGCAGTACGCCGTTGGTCAGTGTGAACTTGCGGCCGATAGCCGGGAGAATGATTGTCGCGTTGCAGCGGAAAACTGCCTTGGCCGTTACCGATGTCAGTTGCCATGTTTCGAACAGCCCGCGTGATGGGCTGTCTGGCATGATGGTGATCGTCTGAAGATACTCGCCGAAAACGAAGCCGGCCGATAACTTTCCGTCAGCACCACGGACGGAGACCGCCATTTCAGTATCGCCAAGTGCAAACATCGCGTCAGCAGCGTACCCCTCCAGCGTTTGCGCGCTGGGGAACAGGTTGGTAACAGTGAGGGCAAAAATGGAATCAGCGCTTGTAATAGTGTTGGACATTATTGCACCTCAATGCTTGCCAGGGTGAGTTTCTGCACACAGCCGCCATCGCAATACCACAGGGTCATGCTAGGGCTTGTGCGCTCCTGACGCTGAGTAGGAGTAGCGTCAGCGATATACAGGTAGTAGCCCTTTGCAATCAGCGAGGCTGACACATCGGTGCCAACAGCATTCTGGATCTCTGATATCTGAGAAGACGAAAGAGTGACGCCCGTACGGATGCCGCCAAAGGTGATCCCCTGATTCAGGGTGTCCGCGAAAGACGCTTCGGTAATAGCTTTGCCACGCGCGTTGTACGGGATGCTTCGGTTTGACTGGAAGAGTTCGATTGCATCCTGAGCCAGGTTGGCGTTGAGCCAGATCTGGAAGCAGAAGGAGTCAAACCACTTGAAGTCACCGGTAATGGTGCCATCAGCCCAGTAACGGGTGTCGTAGTTATTCTCCGTGTACGCGCCGTAGAAGTTATAACCGTTGGCAATCAGCGCATCGTAATTTGCTGACGTGGTCACTTCCGGCAGCAGGCCACCAAGAGAGCGGTACTTGAATGGCACCCGGCCTTCCTGACGGTCGAAGTCAAGAGATGCGGCATAACCAATAACGCTCGCTGCATGAGTCTGGTCACCGAACACCGGCACGACGTTGGAATATTCGTAAGTGCTGATGATTTTGTACGCCAGCGTTTCGGTTGAGCCAGATACTAGCGCGGATTCTTCCAGCGTGAATGGCACATAGCCGAACCGGTAATTCTGACCATTAACCCAGGAAGAGAAGCCCAGCGCTTCCTCTTCTGTCGGTGTGAAGGAAGTTGTGAAGATTGCCCAGCTCTGAGAGCTATCAAGCACCGACTGCATTGCCGTGGTGACAACTGCTGCATCTGCGCCCTGAGATAACAGAGCGCCGGTAGCTGCTGTCAGCTTCAGGCCAGCAGATAAGGTTCCGGTTGCGTAGGTGATGGTGCTAACTGCGCCATCGGTCGCGCTGGTGATAATGAAGCGCTTCTGAGTAGTGTCAAACTCTACCGTAACGCTGGAGCCGATACCTGTTTCAATCAGGTCGGCCGCCATTGCAAAGCTCGTTGCCGTGCTCAGGTCGATGCTGGCCGACGTGTGCGCCGTGCCGTCAACGGTCAGTGTCAGCGCGCCACTCAGTAATTTAAGCTGATCTAACGTTACGGACGCCATAGAGCCGGAGCGAAGCCACGCCGGGGCATCTTCAGAGTTAAATCGGACAAACAGAAGCGCGCCCGGCGTCTTTGTTGAGTTGTCATAGCCCTGGAAATAAACTTCAGCCATGCTGAATTCAGCTGACGCGCTGCCAAAATATGCCGACACATCATCCTTGCTGGTGAACGTGACGACACTCCCTACCGGGGCATAAGAGCTGTCGGTCAGGATTAGGCCATTCAGATCGAGCGCTGAACCGCCAGCAGGCAAAACGCCAGGGTTAATCTGTACGTCTTTACGTAATGGGATTGCCATTTATGCATTCTCCGGAGGGTATTTTAAATCTGCGGCCACAATGCCGACTTGAATGCTGTCCATGAAGTCCAGAGGTGTGGCTATCACGGCGTTAAATTGCGCGATGAAGTCGAGCGTCCAGCGGCTTTCATACTGCTGTTCTGCATTAATCATCGTTGTCTGGTGCGGCTCTCCCGCGTAAAGCGGGGTGACCGGCATGTTGTTCTGGCGAAACCAGTTAGCGGAGTATTCAGAGCGGATCATGGTTCCGACTATGGCTGCCATCTCCTGCGCTGAGGTGCCGTAGAAATCCAACTGACATCGCCACTGGTTGCTGCGCTGAGTAAGCTCACTACCCTGACCGACGCCCGGGTCGTTGTATCCGACACGGTTTGTTGATAGACCAGTGATAAACATTGGCGTCATGGTGACGAAATCACCGATTGGCATTGGCGTGTTGTTTTCCTGAGAAAGAAAAACTTCTGCATCTATCAAGGACAATAAAAAACCGCGCAAGGCGGCTGTCAGGTCATCCTGTGTAATGCTTATGGTCGCGCTCATGTGGATACCTGCAGCGTGACAGCGAAGGAGCACCAGTCAGGCCACTCTTCCAGTGGTTGCGTAATCAGCCAGGTCTCGCCGTTAACGATGAGCTTGTCGCCGCCCTTTTGCTTGGGTCGGTTGACGCCTTCAAAGTTACCGTTAACGTAGGCCTTCTTTTTGATGCCCTGCAGGTTTAGCCCGTCGAGCTTCATCAGATCGGTATAGGCCAGTGGCTGAAGCTGCACAGTCACGCTCTGTTCTGCGTAAGCAGGCACACGATGGCCTGCCGCATCTGTCGTATATGTGCCAAGGCTTACCATCATCACTCCCGGCACGTCCGGGTTAACAACGGTGATGGCGCGGCGCACAATGCCATGGAGATTCATACGCCATCCTTAACGTCATAGTCGACAGATTTGAGCATGTGAGAGGTTTCGATAAGAGGCTTTTCGAATCCCTTTCTGGCGATCGTAGAGGGTGCCAGCGCAGGGTCTGTAAACTCACGAATTGACTCCTGCAGCTGATCTTTAATGCGCTCACCCATCAGGGAGAAAAGAGTGGTCGCATCATAGTTGGTGGCAACCGCAATCTTTCCGATGTCATCACCCCACTGAGGCGACTTATCTTCAATCATGCGGCGGAAGAATGGCCGGGGTGGCCGATTCATGCCGGGATCACCAAACTCATTCGCTGCAGCCACCATCGGAACCGACTCACCATCAGGGTATGTCGCTCCCTCAAGGAACCCGACACGGAGAGTTTTGGCATCACCGAGGCTTTGCGCCAGCTCAGCCAACTTCTTCTCCAGCGCGTCACCACCTGAAAATGAACTCATCGCTACCTCCGGTATGAGCCTCTGCGGTTGTAGTGATAGGGGTACATTGACGGTGACCCACCAGGCAGGTAACGAATCGTCCGGAATGGCAGTGTGGCCTGCCAGTAAGCCGCACCATATGGCGTTTGCAGATACCACCATGATGCTGAGCTGGACGGCCCGGCATCTACCGACACAGAGACCGAACCTTCCGACGCGCTCGTTACCCGCCCAACTAACCCGCTTGATGCCTGCCCGCCTACGCCGCTATTCATCGCAGCAAGGTGAGCAACCAGCATATTCAGGAATACAGCCCGCTGATTCACATCATTTACCGGGCTTGTATCGGTGTTATTCAGGTAGACCGTTGCCTCAACGAAATACGCCTTCAGCAGGTCATCACTCACCGAGCTGAACTCGGGATAACGCGCCCTGAACGCGTCCACATCAAAGACAACGACTGCCATGATTATTTACCGTCTGATTTGGTGACACCCGGAGATGGATTGTCCTGCGGCAGGCCTTCAAGACCTGACTTAACGTCAGCGTTCTCTTTGGCTTTCGACTCGGCGCTATTGGTTTTAGCCTGGGCGAACACCAATTCGTTTTTGACGTACGGCTGGTCTTTGTGTTGTTCCAGCCATTTATCAAACACCGCTTTATCGACATTCTCGGTCAGGCCGTAGCCGCCGATAACGTTTGATGCGTTAGCGCCAGCCAGGACGACCGGCTGCGCGCCATCAACATCAATCACCAGGCCATTAGGCAGCTTGCAGCCAACAACTAATACTTCGTTAGACATATTAATTACCTTTATAAATTAAGGTCTTCATGAGAAAATATCTAATTAACCCTTAGAGGAATTAAAAATGATTACCCAAGAGTTCCTTAAGTCGATTATTAAATACAATCCTGAAACTGGAGATATGCAGCATATTAAAATGCGCAAACCACAAGGGATATCTCTAGACTCTGCTGGATATCGAATGATTGGCATTTCCGGCAAGCTGTACCGCGTGCATAGAATCGCATGGATGCTTACGCACGGCGATGACATGCCGGAATATATAGATCACATTAACGGAGATAAGAGCGACAATAGAATTGAAAATCTTCGTCCCGCCACGAATAGCCAGAATATGTGCAACACAACCATAAGGTCCGATAACACATCAGGATTTAAAGGAGTTTGCTTTCACAACCAAAGAAACAAATGGATGGCAAGAATAAGCTTAAACAATAAACAGGTTAGCCTTGGCTTGTATTCCACCAAAGAGCAGGCATCTGCGGCTTATCACCTTGCAGCATATATGTTTTATGGTGAGTTTTACCGACCGGCTTGAATAAGCCTGTTACACTCCCAGCATGCTGGCGATCGCCAGTGGTTGACGGATGATTGCACCCCAGGTGCCACCAGACTTTTTCTGTTTCCATGAAGACTCTTCAGTCACCACGGCATGCGCACGCATCTTCTCAGTGAAGGCAGCGTAAGCGGTATCCTGCTCACCCAGGCGATCTGCAATCAGCTGAACCATTTCGCCGGCCGGAGTTGAGTATTCAACTGCAGTCTTGATGGTCAGATTCGGGAAGTTTTTCTTCAGCAGGTCGGAGACGTTGACGTTGTACATGTTCGTCTTGGTCAGCGAAACTTCAGCAGTTGGCGACATCGCCAGTGTCATTGGCGAATCGCGCTCGATCAGACCTTTGGTTTGTGAAACCAGTTGGCCGTAAAGTTTTGCGATGTCGTCATAGACCGCCTGGCCGTCTTTGGTTGACCAGGTGATGCCACTACCAGTGCCAGTTGCATTCGGCGTGATTGGCGCAGGCAGTGACGGGTCATTCAGCAGACCATAGTTCTGCAGGCCAGCAATGCCGTAGAAGTAAGACTTGTTCTGGAACTTATTCAGCACCAGCGCAGAAGCAACGTTCAGCTCGGCGGCATAACCGATACGCGCTGCGCCGTACATATCCAACTCACGCTCACCCCAGCGGGTGTGGGTCTGGTAGTGGTAGGACTGGCGAGCAACCCAGTTGACGTTAGCTGCGGTCATACCGTTGTGGTTGTAGTCACCATAAGAGCTGGTTTCACCTGCTGATTCCACGATCGGGAATTGCGCGGTAAGCGTGGTCCAGTCGCCTTTCTTCACTTCGCCGATGATTTCAGCGGCTTTCATTGGCGTAACCAGAACGCGAATCAACTCAGGGTCAATGTAGTTGGTGAAGTAAGCCGGGACACCTGAGCTTCCAGTGGTAACCATGGTCGGCTGAGCATCCATAGCCAGTGCGAAGTTTTCCGCGAACTCTGGCTTCAGATATTCTTTCGCGCCCGGCAGCACGATGCCGTACTTGCCGCTTGCCGCGGAGTAGTGCTGTTGAAACTTATTCATTAATTGCTCCAGGTGCTGATTTTGACCAGTTCGCCTGCTGCTGCGACGCTACCGGCTTTGAATGGGGTTTCGACATAACCGGCGATCGTTGCGCCCGCTGCGCCAGTCTGAACCTGACCAGTGGTCAGTGATGCGAAGATTTTCTGACCGCGAGTTGCTGCAGTTGACGTGCGAGCCCAGAAGTCACCAGCAACCATCAGGGTAACTTCGCGGCCAGACTGGATAACGTTTGAGTCCGTACCCAGCCAGGTGGTGATAGATGCCTGACCATCGCGGTGAACAAAGCCAGCTGGAACACCAGTACCTGCGTTTGATGCCACGCCGTTAACGTCCCATGCAAAGCGACCGATAGTCAGGCCATCTTCGCCTGCAACCAGTGCTGCCTCGCCAGCCAGATAGGTAGCGTGCTCGTTGGTGCTGGCAAAGCCACCCTCAACACCCGGGGCCGGATATTGGTTAATTACACTCTGAAAACCTGCCATGTTAGAAACCTCGTTTCAGCTTGCCAGCGGTCGGAAAATCTTTCTCAAACTCACTGATTGATGCGGAGTCCTGAGCGATAACAGGACGTGAATTTTCTTTCTGCTGGATTGCCATACGCACCAGTGAAGGGAATGCCGATGGATGTACGCCAGTGATATCCACTTCAGCCTGCTCAAGCGCAGTGCGGTAGACGTCCTCGGCGGAGTCCATAGCAACCACATCACCAATCAGCGGCCGTACAGCCTGCTCAGCTTCACGCACACGGCGGAAGTTCTCAGCGGCGGTCTTGGTGGCACTGTCAGCAGCCAGGCGAATAGCAGAGTCCATAGCGGTTTTGGATACCTTGTCTTTCTCGTCTTTCTTGTCGTCGTCGTCTTTGTCTTCATCTTCAGCGACGGCAGGCGACAGGGCAGCGGCGATTTTGGCGACCACTTCTTCGGACACGCCAGCTTCACGCAGCAGAGAGATGATCGACTCATTGTCGTCATCACCAGCCACTTTCGGCTCTTCTTCCGGCTCAATGCCTTCAGCGGACGCTTCGATGATTTCAACCAACTCTTCCGGCTCCAGCTCCATGTCGGCAGCCAGTTTGGTTTTGTATTTGGCGATAACGGCCTGTGCGATCGTCTTTGGTGATTTGTTCGCATTCAGGATGGCGGTGAGGTCTTTGGGTGCAGCATCCTGAGCCAGGCGCGGCTTCAGAAACGCTCCCAGCGCGGCACGTGCGGCAACGCCTTTGCGGTCTAACTTCATGTATTTAAGCTCCAGTGGGAGTGAATCAGCGACCAGTACGTCGCTACCTGCGCGGCCGGTTTCGACCAGTGCAACGTGGTTCCCGACGATGTCACGCATGACGCCGTCAAATGCTTCGCCGTCTGGTGTCTCGCCGGGAGTCATGTCAGCGACGTACTGATACGACGATGACAGTTCTTTCTGCTCTTCAGTCTCGATACCCGCAATGGCTGAGTTATCCCATACGGACAGGCCGTTATCTAAATAGGGGAATAAAAACTCGCTGCCAGAATGCGTGGTGCCTACTCGATATTCGCGAGGCGGGTCGCCGGGGAAGTCAGGGGTATGGATGCAGAGAACAGGGATATTGTTGAATGTTGGTGCGGCTTTCTTCAGTTCGTCAGGGTGGCGCCAGAGCCGGTAAATCTTGTCGGGGTCTAATCCCAACGCCTCAGCATTCGGAATCTCACGCCCGTAATAGGGGCAGACATTCGCCTTGCTGATATGACTACTTTTAATCTGAAGCCTGCCGTTACCATCGAATGAGCGCACGGATGCGCGGTCAAACGCTAACCGTTCGATAGTCATGTGTGATTCCGTTTAATTGAGTCCGGGAATGACCGGGGACCATGTGCAGCGGCAGTTAATCTCTTCGCCTGGAAGAGTCCACTTACCATCCAGATAAAGCCCTTTCGACAGGTCGAACTTCTCTCCATCAGCTTTCACATGTGATTGCCGAGGCTGTTTGCCTGCGTGAGAGTGTCGCCAGATGCCCTCAGTGATGCCGAGAGAGTGCTGTCTGGCCGTCTGCATAACTGCGGTGGCTTTGTTGTTCTGGTCACGTGCGATGAGTGCTGCGCGGCGGCGGGTGATGCCATATCGCTTTTGCAGCTCATCAGTCAGCGTCGAAAGGTCACGCCCGCGGCTGACAGACTGCATTACCAGCGTCTGTACCTGCGTAAGATATTGCTCAGGGATGCTGGTAATCAGGTTCGCGTTTTCCGTGATTGTCGCCTGCAACGCGTTATTCATCGCTGGCGTCATCTTGAACGGGACTGTGAATCCTGCCGTTTCCAGTGCGTTATAGAGCGACACGTCAGAGTTCTTCTGCGCCTGCCCTGCGAACCGGTCAGCAAGCTTTGCGGCCACATCGTCGAAACGCTTCTGCCATTGCCTGGCTAACTTCTTCATCGCGTCACGCATGAACACTGCGGGCGATGCGTCCATTGCCATTGCGCCGGATGCCCGGTAATTAGCCTTCAGCCAGTACACTACCGAGTCGTTCATTTCGGTAATGAGTGAATCCAACTTCTTTCGATACCAGGCTTCGACACCGGCGTTAGGCCTTGTCGGGCGGATCGTCTTCGGACTCTGACTCTTCGTCTTCGTCGAAGTCGCTTTCTTCGATTTCGAGGTCATCGCTTAAGTCCAGTGAGTGATATGGGCTGTCAGGGTCATCAGCAACCTTCTCGCGCACTTCATTGACTGAGAGCGCCTGCACCTGAGTGACATAAACTGCATCAGTCTGTGCATCAACCAGGCGGATATCTGCACGTTCTTTCGCGCTCATTTCATACAGCGGCTCAAACTCGAAATATATTTCGGGGTCGATATCGCCAAACTCTGATAGTTGAATAACGTCCAGAACGCGCTTCAGAGGCTCTTTGAACATTGCCTGCTGTATTGAGTGGATGTAGTCATAGAAAACGCGAATCTCGCCGTCTGATGAAGCGTTCAGGCCATTGGGTGTAATACCCAGCAACTTAACCAGCGGGATGCCGGACACTGCCGCCATGTGCTCCTGTGATTGAGCCTGCAATGTGTCGAGGCCAGACAGGGGAGCATTTACGAACTCTACTGACTCCTCCTGATCGCCCACCTTATTCTTTGCAAACACACCCCTGTTGTCCCGGCAGCGGTTGAATAGCTCCATGCGGGAAAGCAACTCATCAGCACCATTACCCATCAGCACCTGACTCATATCAGTGCCGAGCACTGGGATGCTGAACGAGTGGATCATGTCACTCACGCTGTCACGAGTACGTAACCAGTTGTTCACGTAGGGCTCTGCTATCTGCACCAGAGAAAGCCCGCGGAAGTTGTAGCTGGCTTTCAGCAGGTCCGGCACCTGTCGCGATACGAAGTCGATCATGCGGCTGGCGTGAACTGTCTTGCCCATCACAAACCATTCTGTTGGCTTGTAGAAGTCGGGGCTTAACGGGTTCTGCGCGTTATAGACGCCGGGGTAGGTCCAGACTGGCTCAATCACCTGCAAACCTTTGAGGCTGCCTTTCGGGATTTTCTTGTCAGAGATAAAAAGCTTCTGCTTCAGCTCATTATCATCCGTCCAGGCTGATACGTTTTTTGGTGACAGGACGTCGATATAAATCTGCCCTCCGCCAAAGTAACCATCGTGCTCTGCTGCCTCTCTGAACTTCTCACGCACATGGAATCGCTCCAGTGCATCAGTAATGGCCTTCACGCGTTCTGATTTGTCGTCATCACCGACAGTGCGGAGCTTTATCCATTTGCGAGTCATTTCCTCAGCAATAGTGCCAACCATCTTTCGGTATTCAGGCTTCTGCGCCATTGCCGCCAGATAGGGATAGCCGGGGAATGAATCCAGCGTGCCGTAGCCCATGCTGTAAGCTTCATTCAGCGCCGTGTAATCGGTGGAGTCCATCGCAAGCACTGACCGCTCCAGTGGCTCAGGAATGACACCCTTCGGGGGCTGGTAAGGCTGGAATTCTCGCTGAGGCTTAGGCTGGACGGAAGCAACGGCCTCGGGGTTAATCTTCATATGAACCTTTTCAGGCTCTTTCACCGGCTCAGGCGCGGCGATTTCTTTTTTCTTAAACCACCACATCAAATTCTCCTGAGTTGGCTTGCGTCGATGACCATCGGCTTCCTGATGAGTGGTGCGAACGCCATGATCAGCGAGTCAGCCATGTTTGGTGACGGGATGCCGCGCTTCTTCATGTCCTTCTTGCTCTCAACCTTCACCTTTCCGTTGCCGTCGTAGTCAACCCATGGGCGTGACAGCTCAGCCTTGAGGTATTCCAGCTTTTTGATGTCGGATGAGAGACTGATGAGTTCGTCAGGTTTATATTCGAGGATGCAATCTGGATCTGCTTTACGGGCTTCCACGCAGCGCCATGTTTTATAGAACCGGTCTCGCACATGCCACCAGGCTTGAGCCTTGATATTGGAGAACATGTCTTTGTTCTTTTTCCCGGAGATATATTCAGATTCGGGGTAAAGGACAGCGCCACCGGCGTTGAAGCCCTGAATGTTAACTTTTGCTATGCGGCCTAATTGCGCCTTCACGCCAGCACCCACACCGATTGAGTCGTAGATAATCTCATCGGCCTGCTGCTGTTCTGCATACAGGTTCACGCGGTTAGAGGATTCGATAACGTCACCGCGATCCCACTCCATTACGTCAATAGCGACTGAGCCATGACGGAGAGTAATTGCATTGCTGTCTTCACCTTCATCGGCCACGTCGAACCCGACGCGCTTCTCGCCAGCAATATCGAACCCAAGCAGCTTATGAGCATCTACAGCGGCAGCAACCCATGAGGGCTTGATGATTGCCATGTCGCTATCAGCAACCGGCTCACCCTCCCAGATATGCAGGTAGAGGTCATAGTCTTTGCGTTTGCATTCCTCCATCTCCAGCCGAAGCACATCAGGGAACCATGGGTTCTCGCTGTAGTTAACGGTCAGCAGGCAAATATCATCAGGAGGGGCGATTACGAAGCGCTGATGCGTATCGTCGAGAATGTTCTTTGGGTTATAGCTGACCCATATCTCTGAGCCAGGCTTACGAATGGTGGGTATCAGGATGTCCCACGATTCTTTAGATACCGCCTCTGCCTCCTCCATCCAGCAGATGTCGATACCTTCAAGCGACTTAATTTTGGTCGGGTTGTTCTTGATGCCATAAAACATGAACTCGCTACCGGTAATCAGGTGGCGAATACTTGCACGCTGAACTTCAAACTCAGCCTGATAGCCTTCACGGTTGATCGTGTCGTCAAGAAGTCGGATTACTGAGTCGCTAATACTGTTCTGCAATTCGCGGGCGCAGAGAAAGCGATAAGCGCCCCGCCTGGCTATCTCAACCAGTAACCGGGCAATCGTCCAGCTCTTCCCTGACCCGCGACCACCTTTGCCACTTTGTAGCGGTAAGGCTTCACGAATGGCTTAAAGATGGGGTTAATTGCTGTCATCGTCGAATAGCTCGGTGAGAGATTTGTTCAAGTTGATGCCAATATTGCCGCGCATCTCATTGCTGATTTGCTGCTTGAAGGCCTGAACGGTAACGTGATCGCCAATGAGCTTAAGCGACGCCACAGCGCCTTTTGCGTCGAATCCGTAAATTGTTCTACCCTGCTCATCAGTAACCTCTTCACCGCGCCGGTCAGTGATTGGTTCCACTTCCTGCATGCAGCGCTCATGAAGTTTTACCGCCTGGCGAAGAACGTAATCAGCGTCAACCTGCAACCGATCGAGCCTGTCTTTATTCAACTCCGCTATCAGCTCCTGAATGTGAGGTTTTGTGAGGTTCTCATATCCAGTCTCTTTGGCGGTCTTCTCGCTGTAACCCGCCCTGATAGCTGCCTGAGTGGCATTGAGGTCTTTTAAATATTCCCTGCAGAACAGTTCCTGCTTAGGTGTGAGCTGTTTCAAATCACACCTCCGAAACGTTGCTCCAGTTTTTATGCTTAACGATGTCAGCAATCATGGTCGTCGATACGCCATACTTCTTTGCTAACGCTCTAAGCCCGTTACCAATGCTTCCGCGCACATATTCGCGCCGAATGCATATGACATCGCACACTTTTAATTTTGCCATTCCATTCTTTTCACCCGAGCGGTCAGGATACGAGTTTCTGCCCCTTCTTGACCTGTCGCGATTATTGTCGGCTGCGGTTCCTGTAATGAGATGTTCCGGATTTACACATGATGGGTTGTCACACTTATGCCTGACGAGAAGGTGCTTGATGCTATCTAACGAGACGCCATTAGCCTCACAGTATGCAATTCGATGAGCATAATGCGGCTTGCGGGCTATATGCTTCTGCCCATACCCTCGCTTGTTTGTGTATCCGGCATAAATCACGCATTCACCGACACATACATCATCAGGATGGGCAAACAGCTCTTGTTTGTCGGTGAGCTTTGCCATTACATCATTCCTGCCGCTTTAAGCTTTGACAGTAGAGCGTTGAAGTCAGTCACCAGACCAGCTACATCAGTAGCTGCTGTGTTTGCCTGATTAGTCATTTTCTTTACGCCGCCGATTGCAGATGTCGTAGCTGCCGGCAAGGTGTAATCTCCACCCTCAACGTCTGCAGGCGTTGCGACATCTACCGGGTAGCCACCAACTGACATGCATTTAGTGCTCATGATCGATTCCTCGTTTCAGGCAATTCATTGTCAGAGGCATCTGGAAAAGTTGATGCCTCTTGCAATGCATTACAGATTTACTGGCTTCCCACACAGCGCCATCCATAGGTCGTTATGCGTGTTGATTGCTCTCACCGTTCTGATGTCCATCAGGTCAGCATCTTTGCCGTGCGTCCTGATGGATGCATCCTGAGTACAAAGCGAATCTACTGTTTTGGTGGGAGCCGGGTTAGTCGTCGGAGTTGAATTCAGATCTGCGCAGCTTGTCGCGAGCAGCATCGTCAGACAGAGAAGAATTGTTTTCTTTAACACTGTTTGCCTTCTCCGTGTTAATTGCCTGCACTTTAGCCACATCGCTAACCTGCTGTGACTCTACCTTTGCTGCTGTCACATCCGCCTTGGCCTTCTCTTCTGTCTTCCCTTTGCTTTTACCACTGAAGTAAGCGGTTGCAGCGGCAGCAATCAGAGCCAGAAAGGCGATAATGTAGTTCCACCCGCCGGCGAAAAGGTTAACGAGAGTTGTCATTGCTTTTCATCCAGTTGCTGTTTGCGATCACTCAAATTTCGTTGCCTGATGAACTGAGAGATAACGCCGAGCGCAACAATGAAATAACTGACGTACTGCGCAATGTTGACGGGCAGCATCGCCTTAAGGTCAGGCGGTAGCATGTTCCAGGCTGAGATAATTGCATCAGGAGCCGAAGCGAGATAAACGCCCAGCAATGTACCAGCACCGGTGAGCCAGACAGACCAGGCGCGGAACAGTAAGCGGGCATGAGCAACGAACTCAACTGAGCTGTACTTACGCACCAGTAGCACCAGGGCGATCACAACGATAACCACGGCGAGGAAGGTAATAACGTTCATATCTTCCCCTTGTAGATATCGTATGAGCCGGTGCGCATGACTTCAGCATGACGGCGGGCGCGACCGGGTGTCTGTTTAGCCCACAGGCTATTCAGCATCCCTTCAGCTGCTCCAGTGAAGTTACCGTTGGAAATCATGACCAACGTGTTTTTGAACGCTGCAAGACCATCGACGCCCATCTGGTAAGCCATGCTGTAAAGGACATCTGCGCGGGCCGGGTTGCATTGCTTAAGTGCAGCGTAAATGGCCGGCCGGCTGTTCATGTCCAGCACTTTCTCATCAACAATCACTTGCTTCCATGTGTCGCCAACTTTTCGAGGAACGCGAAAGGTATAGTTACTCAACGATGCGCCTTTGGGGCCAATGCGGATACCGCCAGCTACCGTTGGGAAGCCAAGAGAATCGACGTAAGGCGACTCCACATAACCTTCCTCAAAGTTGAGGATCGGGATTATCTGACTCATCAATCGCTCTCCATCTCATTTGGCTCATGCGCTCTTCGCGCTTATCTCGCTTACGCTGGAAGTAAATGTTCACAATGAATGTCGCGATAGCCAGCATGAAACCACCCACAGCTAACCACTCGTTTAGAGACATGCTCCCGGCAAGGAAAGTCGCCCCCGACGTTGTATACGCCGCGGCTGTCGTTACTTTGTCTGCCATAGTTTTCATATCCACCTCCAGGACTGGAGGCTCGCTTTTAGGAATTGATGAAATTGTGAACTGAGCGAGCCAGGTTAGAATTCTTAGTGTCACGTAAGAAACCTTCCTGCATCTCTCCCGCCGCAATTACATCCGCTGTGTTTGAAAAAATGCGCTACGCCACCAAGGGAAAATGTTTTCTGGTTTCGAATGGCGTGCGCAAAACAGAAAAGGCCAACTCTATGGCTGACCTTTGAAATAGTTTAGTGATGTTACTTATCCGCAATAGGGTATGCGGTGATGCTTATCCCCGGGAGGGGATGAGCCGATTAGGCGCTGCTATTCGGCTCAGTTATTGTGGTGGGCCGGTGCTTATCTCCGACTCCATTTCAAGGAAGCCAGTATTCACCACAACGGAAAGAACATTGCACACATTGCCTGGGGTCTATGCTGCTGCGTGGGTTGGCTTATGAAGCCGTCACGCCAATGCTCTTACCTGTTGTGCAGAATTAAAAAAACGCCCTCGCAGTTGGTGAGACCGCAGGGCGCTTTGACTATCACAAATCGATGGAACTGACTGGATTACGTTACCGCGTCAAACAACAGCGCGCAACTTCAACTGTTAGGAATCATATCCCCAGCTTCCTGAAAAGTAAATAGCTCACGATAAAATAATGAGCTATTTCCGATTGCGCTATCCAGTTACTTTATTCAGCGCTGAGTTAGCCCATGATTCTTCAATCTCCAGCTTGCCGATTAGTTGGTCATAGAACGGCTTTCCACTTCGATCCCAAGTAGCCAGGCTGATTGCATCGGTAATATCGCAGAGGCTGCGAAACGCCTCCACCGCGGGGATCCGCTCATAACCGCGACCGCAGCAGCGCTTACAGTCACCCAGAACCGGCACACCCCGTTCTTCAGTAAGCTTGCGATCAACCGCCCTTCCGCGTCCGCTACAGTCACGGCATGATGACGAGACTACCCCCTTCCCTCTGCAGGTTTTGCAGATGACGCGAACAACCTCTTTCACGCTACGGGATGATCCGCCTGATAGCGGTGACTTCATGGTGAACACATCCGCCTCAATAAACCCTTTCGCCCGGCAGCATTCGCACGGCTTGACGCTGGCAGCGCTGCGGCAATAATCCATGTAGGCATAAGTTGCGAGCGTTTGCATAACCGCTGGCTTAATATCTGTGTCTAGCTTGCGTAAGGCGGCAACCTTATCGCAGGTACTCAACGCATATTCAGTTAATAACGATACGGCGCGTCGGGCGTCGTTATCGCTTACTCCAACCTTACCCATAAACGCACTGTAGCCCAGCGGAGCGCGTGACATAGCCATACCCATGCCGGCGATGTAATCAGTTCCTGTTAGCGTGTCTGGTGATGTCTGAGGTGTCATTCCACTAAAGTTCTGCGTTTTCGGAAAGTGATAACGAACTGTCGCTTCAAGCCCCATGGTTAGCCCCTCTCAATTTCAGTTCTATTCTGATAAGTCGGTAGTTTATTTCTGCCATGCCCGGCATTCGCATCAGCCTTAGCCGGAGCCACTTTTCTCTGAGGTATTCGGTCATGCGAACCACCAATTCATGATGCGCTGGCTTAATGGCAGTCTGCGCTGGGGTTGATACTGGACGCGCTCAATCTTGCTGTTGATTTCGTTCAGTCGATGCTGAAGATGTTTTCGACTGTGCAAATACATAGCCAGCCGGTAATGATCGATTGGTTTCATGCTGCCTCTCTCTGCTTAATCAGCTCTCTGGTTTTCTGTCTGTAATGTGCAGCCAACTCCTGCAGCTCTTCCCGCGTCCACTTTTTCACGGGGTGCGGACCCATAAGGCGATCGAAAGCAGCCTGACCGATTTTCTTAATCAGATTGGGCGTGTAGTTTTCAATGTTGCCGGAAAGGTGCTGGTTGCAGGGTACGCACTGCTTATGGCAGTTGGTTTCTTCATAGCGTGTAGCTGGTGAAGCACCGCGAGTTCGATAATGCCCGGCGTCATATTTCCCTTCGTGGAATCGTCCACAGCTGATGCAGGGGTCGGCGGCATCGCGAGTGCGGATATATTCGTTGAAGGCTGACTGGGTTTGCTTATGGAAGTGACTGATGGGTTGAACTGCTAACTTGCGGATTTTGGTGTGGCGCTTTTCCTGCTGAGCTTCTTCTTTTCGTCGTCGTTCTGCTTCCTGTACCGCTTTCTGCCGCTTCTTCTCCCTTTCAGCCATCGCCAGTACCGTTCCGCAATCTGCGCTACACCAGCGTTGATTCTGGAAGGCTGGATGAAACCATTCGCGGCAGGCTGGGTTCTTACATTTCCTCCTGACTTTCCTCATGGCCCTCTCCACACATCCGAAAGTTTGGATCCTGCATCAGGTTTATTTCGCAGCTTGTGCAGCAATAAACCACCGACTCTGGCAGCGCCGCAGAACAGAAAGCGCACACAGAAGCACACTGCTCTCCATCGCCAGTAGGCAGATTTGATTGGATGGTCCCTTTCGTGTTCTTCATAGAGATAGTCCGTATTACAGGCTTCACAGTTAGCCCCGTAGTGATACTTGTCTTCTGAGGTGAGTGTTATGTGACAGCGGCAGCAGCGTTCACACATTGGGTTGCTCCTCATCCAGCCAGAGAAGAAACAGGAGGCAGCAGATTGCGTGCGCCAGGTGTGGCAGTCCGCTTTCGCTATCGTCCTTCTCTCCATTCCACCACGCGGTGACGTGTCGGATAGTCGCATCGAAATATCTCGTTCTGGCATCAGGAACCGTCTTCCAGTTGTCCGGCGCGTATTTCTTAGCTCCGAATTCCAGCACGTCGATAACCGACCTGATCGCATTCATTGGCACCAGGCTGAACCGCCACTTACCGGCGTCATACTTTGTTGTCATGCTCAGCTCCACATTGGGTTTTTATACTGCCTGCTCGGTATTGGCTCGTTCCGGAACTCGGGCAGCAGCGCGCTTACCAGCCAGTAGCACGGGTCAAATGCAAGGCACTTTTTGGCCTGGATATTTCGTGATTTGTAACTGGCTATCAGCTCATCTGCTGTTTTTGTGTCTATCGGGTCGGGGTGAGTGAACCAGGTTTCACGCATGATTTCTCCACCTCATCGCGCCGGTTTCTGCCCGGACAACTTCCAGAAATTCAGGTGATTTCTTCAGTCCCATCTCGCGGGCCTTGTTCGTTACCTGTTGCCGTGGCTTGTCGAACATGATTGCCAGCAGGTCTGTTGATGCGTTTGCGTAATCGCGAGCCAGAATGTCGAGATGCTCGCGGCTCCATGTATTTCTCATGCTGCACTCCTGTTCTGCTTTTCGGTTGCTACGCCAGGTAGTAGATCAAATGATCTGTCGCACTGATTGCCCCACATATCCCAGCCGGGAACGCTGTCGCGGCTAAATAATTCACAGCGCGGAACGTCTCCCAGCAACCTGACCAGCAGATCGCGAAACTCTGGCGGCTTGGCGCTATGCCCCATGCGCGGCGCGGTAACGTGTTGGCAAATTGATGCATCAATACGGGCCGGTAACTTCCCACGCACAGCAAACAGGCAGTCTTCGCTATTGGCTCGGGTCATGTGGCCCATGCCGATCGCGCTGTTACCTTTGTGCTTATTGGTCTTATGCCAGGTGAATCCCTTCATCGTCATCAGACGAAATCCCCATGCGTCCATTACTTTCAGCGCCTCAACCGGCTGTGTCGGCACCCACCACATAGCCAGCAGGCAGTTTTCAGCTGCCAAATCCCACACCGGCAATCGGCAAATATCTGGCACGGTCATGGTCTGGTATTTGTGGCCGGCGCCGCGCTCGCCATCGTTCGCTTTGTCGCGATAGGTCCAGGGTGGATCTGCATAAATCAGGGTGTATTTTTTCATGCTGCTCTCCCGTAATGGGCTGCCCAGCGCATAGCGCACGTAGCGTCGTCACCAAAGTTGACGCCATGCTCTGCACCAAAGGCGCTGATAAGTTCGATTAGGTCACGCATCTCACTGACGCGCATTCTGCTTGTTGACTGGCCCAGCACTACAAAGCCGCCATCAATGCCAGGCACGACGTCCTGCTTCTTGAGTGCTGCGGTAAAAACGTACTTCCACTCTTCGCTCGTTAGCTTTCGCCCATGCCAGTTGACCTGCTCTGAGATGTCATTGAGACATGCCCAAAGTTTGGCGTTCTGGTCGAGGCTGCGGGTGCGTTCCTGGATGGTTACTACGAGGGGGTGTTCGGGGTTAGTTGGTAATGCGTTAATGAATTCAGTGCAGTTTCTTCGCCTGGTTGCATCAACCAGAAAATAGCTCTGCTTGTCCACGGGTCACCTCCGGTTTATCTGCTCCTGCAAATTAGCCAGCTCATCCTCAGCTTTGAGAATGACGTCATTGATGGTCATCAGGCTGTGGCCGCCCATTACCAGAACTCTCAGCAATGTCAGTGCGTCCTGAATGCCCTGAGCGTGGTCTGGGCGCTTAATGGGGATTACGTTGTCAGTCATGACTTCTCCAGGTTATCAGCGATAATAACGATACCCGTTATTCCAGAATTTAATTCACGGTCACCATCTTTACTGCCTAGCAACCATCTAAAATCGTCGATGTCGCCCATCCCGGTTTTATCGACAAAAATTTCCAGCAAGTCATCTGTAGTAAGCTCCAGCCTTACAGTGCGCTTAGTTTTGTCCTGAATTTTCATCACTCTTCTCCATCTCAGCGCGGGTGTTCCAGGCGGCCCGCCAGGCATTCCAGAATCCATATTTGATATGCGGCACAGTGTCGGTATATTTTGATGATTCGAGGTGTTTATATTCGGCCTCAAACCAAGCTTCAAACTTCTGCCGCTCCAGCTCATCGTTGATGGTCATGCTTCCTCCGGTGGAGATGGGAGTGGTTGCCAGTGAGTTATCTGGCTAGCTGGCATGTTTCCGTAGTGACTGAATGAAACCCAGAATTGCTCAGGGTCACTGTTAGGCATCCCGGCGCAACAGTCACAGGTTGTGACCAGATTCCCGTCAGTCACTATCACTTCCACTGATTTATAAACCCGGACATCTTCAATAACTATGGGCATCCGCTCACTGCACTTAATCCACTGGCTCATATCACTGCTCTCCGTTCTGATTGGTGGGCTGCTCCTGCTGCTCAAGTTGTGCTTTCATCGGCAGGTAAACTGCGCGATGCACGAATGGAATGAAGGCATTGAAAAATTTGTCATATGTGTCTTTTCGATAGCCAGTAACCTCATCAACCATGGCATCCAGGCCATTGCGCGGAGGGCGTGGAAGGCCGACGCCGTACAGTCGGATAAACTGATCTACCAATTCTTTCTCCTCCAGGCATTTTTCAACCATATGCATAAGTGCCGGATCCGCCGCCAGAGTGACCATGATGTTGCAGGGTAGTCCGTGAATTACCTGTGTCATGCTGCTCTCCCGGTCGATGTCCACTTTCCGGATGCAAACATGAGTGCATAGCGAACGTGAGCCTGAGCGCTCCGCATGTGCAGGTCTTCCAGTTTGCTGAGGTCGATGAATACCGGGCCTCTGTACTGTGGCCTGTCTGCGCACAGATATGCTGCAATTACTTCTGAATCTTCGTAGGTTAAATTCATACGTCAGCCCCTTTGTTGTAGCGGCGTGATTGTTGCTGGGTTTGCTCAGGGCGGGCGCGGCAGAGTTTTGCTGCGGCTTCCTGATCCGTTGGCTGGAAGTGTCCGTTGTTGAAAGACTGATAAACGGTTCCGAGCTGTCCAAAGCGGTTTTTAGTGACGATGATTTCTGCATAGTTCGCAGCTGGTGACTCCTCGTCATAGACGGCTTCGCGGTAGAGCATGATGATGCTGTCGGCGTCCTGCTCAATGCTGCCGGAGTCGCGCAGGTCGGCGTTGGTCGGGCGGCGCTGACCTTTCGGGCGTTTCTCAACATCGCGGGATAGCTGGCTGAGTGACATAACCGGTGTTTTGAGGTCTTTTGCAATGCGCTTCAGGCTGCCGGAGATGTGTGCAATAGCGAGGTCGTTACGTTCAGCCTTTGGCTTATCAATCAGTCCGAGGTAATCCACCAGGATGAGTGATAACGCCGGGTTGTTGCGCTTATGACGTTCTGCAATGGCGCGGATTTGCTCAACGTTCATCTTGCTGGCGTCGACAATCCACACATCCAGCTCTAACAGGCGCCCAAGTCCGTTTGTTACCTTCGCCCAGCCTTCATCGTTCATCTTCGCAGGGTTGCGTAGTGCTGAAACTGGCAGATTACCGGCACCGGCGATCTGCCGCTCTACCACCTGATTAGCGTCCATCTCCATGCTGAAAATCAGCACGCCGCGTTTCTGATTGCTGCCCGGTAGTTTCTGCCGGCCGACACCTTCAGCTACGGTAAGCGCGAATTCCGTTTTACCCATGCCAGGGCGCGCCGCAACGATGACCAGGTCGACGGAGTTGATGCCACCGGTGATGTGGTCAAGCTCAGGAATGCCGGTTTTGAGTGTGTCGGACTCTTCACCCTGACGAACGCGCTTCTCAAGCATCTCCTGATAACCGTCCAGAACGTCACGGATATGCATTGGCCTGATTTCATCACCAGGGCGGTCGATATCGGTGAGTGATGTCATGAACTGGCTGATAGCGTTCAGAGCAATCTCGTGGTTTCCCGCTGAAGTGATTTCACGTTTGCCAGCGTCCATGAGTTCAGTGAACCGGCGCACCTTGTGATAATCGGCCACCACGCGGGCATAGCCTTTCAGGTTTGCTGCCGAAGGGCATTTGCGCATGGTCTCCATGACGTGACCGAAATACTCATCACCCATGGCTTCGGCAACCATCATCCCGTCAATCAGGCTGCGTTGTTTCGCCTGACGCTTAATCTCACCAAATGCGCGGCGGTACAGGTCTACGCTAAATGCGCTTTCGTCCAGTGTTGAGATGACGTCGCTGGCATCCGGCGTGTAACCGCCAATCAGCAGGCCGCCAATTACGCTGGCTTCGATATCGGTATTAATCATGCTGGCTCCTTGTGGTCTGCAAACTTGCCTTCCCTGACGCCGGTGAGCGTTGTTTCACGCAGGAGAAAATCCAGATCCGCTGACCAGCCAGTTTCGTTTCCACCGAAGTAAAACGGCTTGGCCTGGCAGACGAATGCGCGGACATATGACCGGAAGCCTGCGACGTTTGGGGTTTTGAGCTGAGGGATAAGTTTTTTCAGGCGGCGCTGACGCTGAGTATTGGCAGATACAGCGTGTGGAAGGCGATCACCAACCTCCTCGTTGTAGGCAACCAGATAAGATTCGTAATCAATGCGCTCTGCCCGACGCTTTTCAGGTTTAACCTGATCACCTTCCAAGCCCCCTTTGGGGGTATGGGGGGGTTTATCTTTTAGTTCTTGTTCTAGTAACTTCTTGTTCTGTTCATCGGATGGTTTATCGGATGGTTCATCGGTTACAGCATTCAAAGCCGCACCAGTGCTGGGTTTGTTGTTATCGGATGGTCTTTCGCGAGGTTCATCGGCTGAAATGACCTGATATTCGGCATAATTCGTGATGGTGATCACCGTCCCGAAGCGTGTTCCCTTAGTGGTGATCATCCCTTCTCTGGCGAAGAAATTAATCATTCTGGTCACCGCCTGCGGACTCTTTTCCGTGCCATCCTGATCACGTAATTTACGGCCCATAATCGCCGCTGTGGTCACCAGTTCGCCGGGTTGAAGATTCCATTCCTTGCCAGCAAACTCTACTGTGCGTGGCCTGTAGGAAGCCTCACCGATAAGCCGAATCCACATTGCCAGCTTGGCTGTATCTTTGGCCCAATCCTTGGACAGAAGACTCCGGAACAGTGCAAAATGCCCCTGCTTTTGGTTTTCCATCCTTGCGCTCCTGTGTTTGCGAGCTGCGTTGAAATCAAAAAGTTCAGCAGTTGACATAACTGCCCCCTTTACTGTTTACATATCCAGTTAGTCCTGGCATAATTTCCTCCAGTTATTTGTGTTCGCAAATTGCTATCAAGCGTCGAAACTGTTCCCGCAGTTCGGCGCTTTTTCTTTTGTCAGTAGCTGCTCTATGCGCAACAACCTCTGCGCCATTTCTGATTCAGGTGAAACCACATCCAGATAAGCCAGCGCCAGACTCATCATCTGGAAGAAGCTGTGACGCTGCTTTCCTGATGGACGCTTCATGCGGCTTACGGCTGCGTCGTCCAGGTCGAGTACCTTCGCCAGTGTTCCCTGTCCACGTTCAGCCAGTTTGTTCAGTAACTGGCTTTCAATCTCTCTCGCTTTTTTGCGATAGCTTGCAATTTCCATGATGTAAAATTCCTTTGTTGGTTAAGTAATTGCGTGACATTGCGGTGAGCAAGTCACTTCGGTTTTTGGGGGCCGAAACAGCCTCCGGTCAGATTGATAAAGAGCAACGCTGCTTATGCAGCAGCGTTTTTACTGCTAGGGAAAGGCCGAAGCTCTTCTGCTTGCACGCGTCCATCAGGAAGCGTGGTTACGAAAATTTTCCGCCCTACCCGTACTGCTTTACTGATTGCTGTCTGGTGAACACCGATTGCATCGGCGGCTTTTGCCTGTCCGTTCTCCTTGACGTAATCAGCCAGGGTTAACTTATCCATCGGTTTCCTCCGAGTGATTACCGATGAACCAATAATACTACAAGTATTAAATATATCAATACTTGCGGTATTTCATTTTTTAATAACTTGGGTATTAGAATCCGGGGATGGAAAAGAAAAAAGAACTGACTCCAGAGCAGGTTGCTGACGCTAATCGTCTGAAAGCTTTGTATGAGTCAAAGAAGAAGTCGCTGGGCATTACGCAACAGCATATCGCCGACGCTTTGGATATAACCCAAGGCGGTGTTGGGCATTACCTAAACGGAAGAAACTCTCTGAACGTGTCAGTGGCGTCTGTGTTTGCGAAGATGCTTCAGTGCTCAATCGCTGACTTCAGCCCCACTCTTGCCAGAGAGGCAAGTAGCTACGCTTCATCAGCTGATGCTAACGTCTCAAACCCGAGAGACCACAAACCCACAGCTCGCTACCCGGTATTAAGCAAGGTTCAGGCCGGCGCATGGGATGAGGCTTGTGAACCCTATACGATAAAGGATGTCGATATGTGGCTTGAATCTGACGCACATACGCAGGGAGATGCTTTCTGGTTACAGGTGGAAGGCGATTCGATGACGGCGCCGATCGGGCTGAGTATTCCGGCAGGTACGTATGTATTGTTCGATACAGGGCGTGAAGCGGTGAATGGAAGCCTGGTCGTTGCGAAGCTTACTGATGACAATGAAGCCACATTCAAGAAGCTCATCATTGACGGCAGTCAGAAGTACCTGAAGGGGCTGAACCCACAGTGGCCTATGGTGCCGGTGAACGGTAACTGCAAAGTGCTTGGCGTAGCGATCGAGACGAAGATGCGGCTGGTTTAAGGCTCAGTGGCCGAAAGAGACGTTTGAAACTTGACGGCATTCTGCTTTTGAGCTTAATGCAATGGCCCAATATTTATACATTCAGGGATGCTATGTAAGACAATGAATGCAGATAATCTTCAAGTTATAGAAATAGTTAGGCGCATAATGGACTGTGCTACTCGACCATTTTTATGCAGATGCGATGATGATGAGCTTTATGTTGTTAAAGGCAGTCCATGCGTAACTAAAAAGGAACTCATCGCAGAATGGGTCTCAGCCAGCTTGGCTAAAGAGCTTGGATTATCCTTGCCAGACTTCAAAATTGTGTACGTCGATCAGTCTCTAACTGAATTTGTTCCTGAATGGAAGAATGAGCTATACGAGGGATATGCCTTCGCCACGAGGTTTATCAGTGGAGTTTCTCCCATAACCTTTCCTCAGGCTCATAACAATGTTGATATCATTAGCCAAAAACAAGTGTATCTGTTTGATAAGTGGATAAATAACTCTGACAGATCATTGTCACCTGCAGGTGGTAATGTGAATATAATTTTCGATTACAGAAACAATAGACATTACCTAATTGACCATAACCTTGCGTTCGACCATGATGAAGTCCCTGGTGAGTTTGATCACCATGTCTATAGTGAAAGACACCGTTCATGGATTTTCGATTTAGTAGATAGAGAATCTGCTGAGGATGAGACCAAAAGAGTAAAGGCCATACTTCCGGCTTCACTTTCCGCGATTCCTGAAGAATGGAATCTAGAGGATGATTATGAACATGAAGCATATGTTGATTTTATTAGGTCAACTTTAGATAGGGTATTAGAAGATAAATTTTGGAGCAATATCAAGTGACTACGCCATGTCTCTACAGCATTGTAAGATATGCACCCTATGCAGAAACTGAAGAGTTTGCAAACATAGGGGTAGTCTTGTGTGCGCCAAAAAAACATACTCTTTACTTCAAGCTGACGAATGGTAACGATGCACGAGTTAGCGCTTTCTTTCGAGACGATACTATCTTTCCTCTTGCAAAAGATGCCGTTGCTCGTGAGTTACAGTTGGCTCAAGCACATACACATTCATTCAAAACGCCAACGGATTTTGCCAATTTCTTCAGCTACTTAACTGCAAAAAAAGAGTCTATTTTTCATTTTAGCTCTACTCGTGTTGTTATGGCTCAGAGCCCGGAGAAAGAACTTAACAGCCTTTATGAGAAGTTCATTAACCACTCTGAATACAGTAAAGAACGCAGGGAGCAAATTTTAACTAAGGAGTTGAGAGCACGTATCAACTCTTATTCTGAGCTCAAGGGTACATTCAAAGAGGATACACTTGGCGGTGAGCTAACGCGTTTTAAAATGCCGTTCGTTGCCAAAAATGACAGTAAAATATTATGTGCTATCAAGCCCTTAGCTTTTAATCAGAAAGAGCCTGGTAAAATGATGGAGCATTGCGATTCTTGGGTGGCTCGTGTAACAAGAGCTGCTAATGAAAATTTACTCAATTTGGCTAATGTGCTTTTTACGATAGATGGTCACGCTGCACCTTCAGCTTCAGAGTCCAAAGCCATGAGTGAGATAAGGAAAACATTCGACAAATATGGCCTGGCTCATTTCAAGCATGACGACGAAACATCGATTATTGACTTTGCCAAACATGCTCTGTGATTAGCCCGACCACCGCGCCGGTTTTTCATGCCTGCAGCCGATAGCCCGCCACTGAGCGGGCTTTTTTGTGCCTATCGATCCCCCGCGAAAAATAAATTCCCTTCAAAATCATACAAGTAATACCGCTGCTATTATTTTTAATACTCAGGGTATTGCTAATTATTAATACCGCTAGTATTGTTTATCCCATCAGCAGGACGCTGGCAGGCCACAGGGAACGGAGTGGCGGGTTCTTTAACAATAGAGATTGAGACTGATTCGGTCTCACCAAAGTGCAGTTGGCTTTGGGGTGTGATGAATGCGCAGGTCGATGCGCTAAAGGTAGCGGTTTCAATACCGTGGGAATTGTCGCCGAGAAAACACGACGGGTTATGGTCAGGCACTGCGGCCGATCCCGGCAGCCTGACAAAAAAGACCTCCACGGAAGCTGGCAATCTCGACGCCAGCCATCACACCACCTAAGCCAATTACCGGAGGCAACATGAACAACAAGCAACGCAAGAAGCTGCAACGCGCAGTTGAGCATCGGGCAATGAAGCTGCAACAGCAAGGCTTCGAGCGCCGCATCGTCAGCACCTTATCCAGCTGCAACCAGAGAGTAGAGAAAGCAGTTATCTCCCCTTCTCTGCGTGACAGGCATGAGAGCACATCACAGTGCTTACCAGAAATCGCGATATTCGCTGCCGGGTATCGCAACTCAAAAGACATCGTAACGGCGAGATAATCATGACCAAATATCAAAACATCTGGTTCAAGGGAGGTAAAGGTTACGGACCGGAGTATTACGAGCCGGAGCGCAAAGTGGCGTCTCACTGTGGCTTCGATATCTACTACCGCGCTGCTTGCTTCGATGTTGTCCAGGATGGCACCTGCCTTACGCAAATGGCAGGAATTAATGGTGCCAGGAAGTGGTGCGAGGAAAACGAATTCAAACTGGTCGCCTAACGCGGCCTTTTTTATTTGGAGCTCACCATGAGCAACGCTGACTGTTTTATCGGCTGGATAGCTATTGGTGTGTTGATGGGGCTGGGGTTTATAGCAGGAGGTTGAGATGCAGGAGTTTGAATTCTTTGTCATGGATGGCAGGGCGAGGTTTGATACCGATCGAGCAGCAGTCTTTGCGTCGCTTGGAAGAACGCCGCCTAAGCAGTGGAAGCTGAGTCGCGACTGGGGCGGGATGGATGCCGTTTTAGTACGCGCGCCAGTCCAGTCGGAGTCCAGTGAAGGAACCACCTCATGTGGAGATTTTGAATATCTCTGTGACATTGAGTGACACCGTAAAGCCGCCTACTCAGACGGCTTTGAGGTGCTACGCACCATACGCTTTAGAGAGAGAATCGTATCATCCTTCTGGGGGCCGCAATGGCTCCCTTCTTTTTGAGGGAATAGAAAAGTGAAGCCATTAGACATGAGCGCCCACCTTTCTTGGGATGAGCTCACAAAGAACTTTCATTATGACCCTGATACTGGGTTGTTCACAAAGAAAGCACTCACCAAATACCAAAAAGAAAGGCCGGCAGGCTCAAATAGCGGCTCTGATTACACTCGGATATGCATAAACAGGCGCATTTACTTCGCCCACAGGCTCGCCTGGTATTACATGACCGGCAAGCCACCAGAAAAACTCATTGACCACATAAATGGCGATAAGCGCGACAATCGATTCTCCAATCTAAGGGAGGCTGATTACTCCCAGAACATGATGAACAGCAAGCTCTCTTGCGCCAACACGTCTGGCTGCAAAGGCGTTGATTGGGTTAAGCGGAAGCGCAGATGGAGAGCCACTGGCAAGCTAGATGGAAAGAAAATTTATCTAGGTTTATTCGCCAAAAAGGAAGATGCAATAAAAAAATATCAAGAATTCGCTCAAGAAAACCACGGCGAATTTTTCCTAAAAACCAATTAATCCATTCACACAAAGGAATAAGCCATGCAACAGCTCGCAGTTGCAGGGTGGCCTGTTGCTGGCTGCTCTGAATCCCTCCTCGACACCATCACACGCCGCCTCCGCACTAGCTGGCGCAACCTTATCGACACCCTGAATCAAAGAGGTCAGCCATGAAATCACGTTACTTCACGAAGGCTCAGGAGCTTTCAAGAGAGGCTCATCTGTTCGGCGATGGTGCCAAGTGGGCTATGGCGATGCAACTGCTGCGGAGGGCGCTGAAATGAAAATGAAGATTGAATGTGGCGAGCTTAAGACGCGCGCCGGATATCGCCCCGGCATGATGATTATAGAAGCAGATGAGGTCTCTCTGCTCGACTTCAGCGGCAAGCAGGTACTTAACCAGCTTGATATCAAAGACGTCATGGAGTGGCTCACAGAGCAGGGTTACACAATTCACCAGGAGCACGCAGCATGATTGATCCGGATATCTATTTCTTCGAAATGATGAAGGCCATCTTAGAGCCAGTGCTTGATGAGATGACGCCACAGCAGGCTGCAATGGATGCGGCGGCTGATTACCGTACGGAGCGACAGGCAGAGAGAATGGAGGGTTAATTGTGGAGCTTTCACGTTTAGATGAGCCGTTTCCGCCTGAAGACATTGAGTGGCGCGTTCAGCAGTGCGGCATAGCTGGTAGTGGCAAGGCGTGGGCGATGGTTCTGGCTTACGTAACGAACCGGGCGATCATGAAGCGCCTTGATGATGTTTGCGGAAAAGAGAACTGGAAAAACGAGTTCCAGCCCGGCCCCGATGGGGGCGTGATGTGCGGCATCTCGATTCGCGTGGGAGATGAGTGGATTGCTAAATGGGACGGAGCTGAAAAAACTCAGGTTGAAGCCGTTAAAGGCGGAATGTCTGGCTCGATGAAGAGATCTGCCGTTCAGTGGGGAATTGGTCGCTACCTGTATGGCCTTGAAGAGAACTTTGCAGAGGCATCCGCAGAGAAGCGTCAGGGATGGAATAGAGCATCATTCAAAGACAAGAAAACCCAGCAATTCAGGGAGCTTTGGTGGCAACCCCCTACATTGCCATCATGGGCGCTACCACCCGCAAATTCTAAAACAGACACCCCAGCAACACCTCAATCACCTGCAGCGCGTCCTGCAGATGACATCCTTGCCGATTTCACCGCTCAGGCAGCTGAGTGCGCAACCCTTGATGACCTAAAGGGCATCTATAAACCAGCGTGGAATGCTCTGGCTTCCTCTGCTGAACATCAACAGAAGTGCGTCGAGGTGTTTAAAACCCGCGGCGCAGAACTTAGCAAGGCGGCATAAATGGCGAGTCGTGGAGTCAATAAAGTAATCCTGGTCGGCAATCTTGGTCAGGATCCGGAAGTGCGTTACCTGCCCAATGGTGGCGCAGTGGCAAACATAACGCTGGCAACCTCTGAGAGCTGGCGTGACAAGCAGACAGGCGAGAACAAGGAAGTAACCGAATGGCACCGCGTGGTGCTGTTTGGGAAGCCTGCTGAGGTTGCAGGTGAATACCTCCGCAAAGGTTCTCAGGTCTATATCGAAGGCCAGCTACGTACACGCAAGTGGCAAGACCAGGGTGGGCAGGAACGCTACACCACCGAGGTTACGGTGAATGTGGGCGGCACCATGCAGATGCTGGGTGGCAAACAGGAAGGTGGTCAGGGAAACCGACCACAGCAAAATCAGCAGCAGCGTCCGCAGCAGCAGGCTGGGCAATCTACTCCACCGGCAAACAATGAGCCGCCGATGGATTTTGACGACGACATTCCATTTTAAGGATGAAAATGAATAACTTAATGGTTGACCTCGAAACGATGGGTAATGGCACCTACGCCCCTGTCGTTTCAATCGGCGCGGTCTTCTTTGACCCAGCATCAGGCGCGACCGGTGATCAGTTTCAGGTGAATGTCTCGCTTGAGTCATCAATGCGTCATCGCGCCCGGCCGGATTCATCAACAATTATGTGGTGGATGGGGCAAAGCGAAGAGGCTCGGAGTTCGCTCCTTGATAACCCGCTAGAGCTTTCGACTGCACTATCACGCTTCAATGACTTCATCTTCGAAAACACGAACAGCAAGTTTGTTCAGGTTTGGGGGAATGGAGCTTCTTTTGACTGCGTCATCCTTCGCAGCGCGTATCAGATGACCGGACAAAACCCACCGTGGAATTGGTGGAATGACCGGGACGTGCGAACAATCGTTGAGCTGGGCAAAGCAATAGGTTTCGATCCTAAGCGGGACATGCCCTTTGAAGGAACCCGGCACAACGCGCTAGCCGACGCAATCCACCAGGCGAAATACGTATCCGCCATCTGGCAGCGCCTCGTTAAATAACACCCACCAATAAGGCACCCTCATGACCATCACCGACTCCTCGGCGGACTCTGCACGTCCTGATGAAACGGAATCACAGCGCAGATGGATATTAGCGATGCAGGACGCACAGCAGCAGATTCTGGCGAAGAAAGGCGTGAGGGTGTCGCTATCAGTACGGACCACTGAGCAGACAAAGGAATGGGTGCAGGAAGCCACGGAGCGGCGCCTGACTAAGTACGTCGAGCATCAGGAAGCAATCGAGCGCAACCGGCACAGCAAGCATGACATGCCGGTCAGAGATACCAACCCTGCCTATCCGGAATGGGCAGCACGCCGCTATCACGGCGACTAACTATTTTCGCCGCGGCATTGAGCCTGACAACGGCATGAGGGGTAAGAGAATGAGCAATTACTACGTATCAGCATGCGTTGCCGATGGTGACGATGTGTCAATGTGCGATGACAGTGTAGCGCAGTTCTGGACGCTGTATCGCCGCAATGAAGAAGGATTGAGCGAGGGCATTATCGACTGCATGTTTCGTGAGGATGCTGAGGCGGCGATGCGCGTTTATAAGGAGCGTGACGCGCTGGCCGCGCTGACTGCGCCGCCGGTTAAGTTGCCGAACAAGGAGCATATCTTTCCAGGATGCGACACGCAGCAAATGACCATTTTATTGACGCACAATGCCGCTATAGATGGATGTGCAGAAGCCATCCGCGCAGCCGGTTATCAGGTGGAGGACTAAATGCTTAACCGAACCCTTCCCGCCCGACGCCACATAGCATGGCGAAAATCAGACCTCAGATGCGTAAAGGATAAGAGCGTAAAATGAAAGATCTGGATGAGTTAGTCGAGCTGGCCAAGAAGGCTACACCTGGTAAATGGTGGATTGATAGTCACGGTCATTCGATGGTGGCGTTCAGTGGTGAAGCTGGTGATGTTGAGATTGTGTTTGCCACTGACAATGATATGGGACCGTTAGTCAGGAATGAGGATACGGGCAACCTTTCTCATTGGCGAAATGATAACGATGCAACATTCATCGCAGCAACAAATCCCGAAACAATCCTGACTCTAATTGCTCGCATCAAGGCTCAGGATGAGGAGCTGCTGGAGCTGCGCAAGGGTTCATTCATGCCACTCAGACTTACGGCTGAAAACGGAGCCAAGGCTGCGTTGATGGGTGAGTTCACCGAAGAAACATCGATTCCCTGTACTGAATGTTTTGGCGATGATGAATGCGAGAATTGTGATGGAAGCGGACGAATCCTGGTAGAGGTGCCTGTCAGCTGGACAACAATTAAAAGCATTTACGCTAAAGCAGTGGAGCACTTCCAAAACGCTGCATCATAATCGCGATATACTCCCCACAGGAGGACATCACCATGTCACACAACTTAGCAGCACGCAGCAGAGAAGAGCGAGACAGGATTAACGTTGATTTAGCCGCGTCAGGAGTAGCGTACAAGGAGTGTATGAATATGCCGGTTATCGCCATGGAGGTGGAGATGCAGCAGCAGGAAGCGCTGAAGCCGCACTTCCGTGATCGCTTGCAGCATTACAGGAACGTTGCGCTGCAGTACCCGCGCGGCACTGACCCGATTTATCAGAAGGAGGAAGGGAAGTGATTGTTGATATTTGCCGCTGTAAAAAGACAAAAGGCAATTACATGATAGTTATTTCCGGCGCCAGTCTCCCTGACGGTGTGCTGAAAATGGGTGGTAAATCCTATTCCAGTATAGCCACATTCGACATGCGATCGCCGAGTCATTGTCAGATTATTGGTGTAGATGCCGAAAATGCCATGCGCGACATAACGAGTCAGGGTTATCACTTATTTAGTGCGAAAGAGATGTGAGCTGCTGACATGAAAAAAACAGACCTGCTTCGGCAGGTTTTTTTACGCCCAAAGGATGACGTTTGTGGTTGAGTTCAAGGATGGGGAGGAGCCGCCTATTGACGCTGGCACTCAACTTTTAGGCGGTAGAGTATGCGCAGCGGCGTTTTACGACTATCGGGAAGATTATTTTTCAGAGCAGGACGCCGAGATAATCGTGGCGGCTCTGGACTCAGATATTCGGCACAACCCAGAAGTAGACCCTGACATTTACCGTAAACTCCTCCTCGTCTCCTACTAATTCCCACTAACCCTATTCACTATCGCGCTCTGCGTGAGGAGTTGTTATGCATATAAAAGTCACAGCCAAATGGAATGGAACGCCTTTTGAAAGGGTTTTCGAGGTAGAGGATGAAGGTGATTGCATTGATCACATCATGCTCTGGTCATCCATAGCCGGAGCCACTGTGTCAGATATTGAAATGGTACCCACTGAGGAATGACCACCACCTACGACGAAATCACTCCGGGCGAGCTCTTAACTGACCTTGCCCTTTTAATTTTGCTAATCATCGCATTTATCCGCGGTAAGCCGCCAAAGGAGTAGATATGGAAAATGTTGTTCAGCTGATGCCCAATAAATGGGTGTCCGAGGCCGTTCTTACCACAGTAACCGGCATGACCAAGCACATGATTCAGCACGCGCGCCGGTCAACTTGGCTTGAGGGGAAGGAGTATCGCCATGTGGCTCCCGACCTCGCGCCAAAAGAAAACAGCCCGATCATGTACTGCCTGCCAGAAATAAATAAATGGATTGAGAAACAGCGCCCGGCGATCCGCCGCCGCATTTCTGCTTAAATGGACTCCCTTTCAACAACGAGGAGCAGTGATGGCTAAATACCCCACAGGCGTAGAAAACCACGGAGGGTTTCTGCGCATATGGTTCATTTATAAAGGTAAGAGAGTGAGGGAAGGTCTGGGATTGCCAGATACACCGAAAAACAGGAAGGCAGCAGGAGAGCTGAGGGCTTCTGTTTGCTATCAGGTAAAAACCGGCACCTTCAGCTATCCAGATCAGTTTCCAGGCTCTCCGAGCGCCGGTAAATATGGCGTACAGAGAAGGCTGGTGACACTGGCTGAGCTGGCAAACAAATGGCTTTCAGTAAAGGAAATGGACCTTACCGCAAACGCACTGAGGCATTACAGGTCATACGTTGGATCATGCCTGGATGTAATCGGCCATGAAAAGATGGCTGACTCAGTGACGCAGGAAGACATCCTGATTGCAAGGAAGGAGATGCTGACGGGAATACAGCGGCCGCGAGGAAGGAACCCGGCACCTAACGGAAGAGGCAGAACGGTGCCAACGGTGAATTCATACTTCGCCTGTCTGAAGGGAATGTTTTCGTTCGCCGCGGCCAATGGCTATGTGCAGAGAAACCCGATGGAGACTTTTGCGCCGCTGAAAAAATCCAGACCAGCCCCTGACCCGCTGACCCGTGAGGAGTACGCAAGGGTGATCGCCGCCTCTCCCACCGAGCAGATGACAAATCTCATTATCTTTGCCGTTAATACCGGTATGCGGCATGGAGAGATTATCTCTCTGGCGTGGGAAGATATTGATACTGTGGACTGGACGGTGAAGATAGTGCGCGGGCAGTCGATGACGAATTACTTCAACCCGCCGAAAACAGACTCCGGCATCAGGACCATTCAGCTGACCGCCCCTGCTATTGAGGCGCTGAAGTCACAGATGGTGCTGACGAGAATGGGACAACAGCATGAGGTAACGATTCATCTGCGGCAGAAGGAGGCGACGCGAACAGACCTGTGTACTTTCGTGTTTTCACCGAGGATCACAACCCGTAATGGTGGGACGGCAGACTGGTACACATCAGGGACAATCAACGCCGCCTGGAGAACGATGCTGAGGAAGGCTGGAGTCAGAATGAGGAAGTCATATGAAACGCGGCATACTTTTGCATGCTGGGCACTTGCGGCCGGAGCCAACCCAAACTTTGTTGCTCACCAGATGGGGCACTCTTCGGCGCAGATGCTTTATAACGTTTACGGTAAATGGATGACCGAGAATAATCACGATCAGGTCGCTCTCCTGAACGCTGATTTTTCACAAAATGCCCCACCCATGCCCCACAAGAAAACCGCTTAAACATAACCTTCTGTATTTATTGCATCTTTCCATATCAATACTGCTCGCTATCGATGAACTGTATTGAGCTGGCGCGCAGTTTCGTCTATCTGGCGAACCAGGGGCTGACGCTGGATGGCAGCCGGATGATTACGCCGCGTCAGGCGCGGCAGATTAACGCGCTGATGATCACCAGCGGCATGTATGACGGTGCGGGTGAGTTTGCCTGGCGCGTCGGGATGCCCGCCAAGTCGGGGGTTGGCGGTGGGATTATTGCGGTGATCCCCGGCGAAATGAGCATTGCGGTCTGGTCGCCGGGGCTGGACAGCGCGGGTAATTCACTGGCCGGAACCGCCGCGCTGGAGTGTCTGACCGATAAACTGGGCCGCTCAATTTTCTGA